TCCCCGATTGCTACCCAATAGAACCAACCATATTGTATTCCTACTTCACCGTCCGTATAACAGTAACCTTGAAATGACAGCGCCGATAATGTTGCCGGAATTGCGTATGAAGCCACACCCGTTGTTGCTTCCGCCCCAAGCGGCCCAACGGTACGTTTTGGAATGTATAAAGGCATAACCAACACTGTAGGCGTAGAGGCAAAGCGCCGAGGTTCACCGGCATAAGATTCCACAATCCCCCCCGGTGCCGCCGGCGCAAGAAATGGACCGCCCGGCCCGTCCGAATATGTCCCTGTATCGAAATTGAATTGTCTTCCGTGATAACTGATCCCGCGCATGTTATAAATATCCCGCTTTACTTCCGTGGACGTTGCGCCCTTTGTTGTATCAACGGTTGTCTCTAGCTTTGTATAATCAACAAGATTTATTACAATCGATTCAGAGAATGAGCCTGTAGGGTCATAAGCGCCGTTACCGGCATCAGCTTCCCGGAGCTTCAAAACCATTTGGACGTTTTCAGAAGTGTACGTTTCATCGATGTCGTTAATTACAAATTCGCGCTCTACTCCGGTATAATTGTCGATATTCTTAACACGATCCCCAACCTGTAAAAAAGGCCGTGGATGCTTCATTGTAACTTGTGGAATATCCCGAGGCGCCGAGTAATTATCTATGATGAATTTTGCAAGTTTTTCCTGATCCGTAGGTTTCGAAATGAAGTTATTATCGATCGTTAATAACTGTTCGCCGCCGAAAGCCTCTATAACTAAATCGGTTGCCTTGACATCTACTACCATGTTCGACTGTTCCACTATCCGGCGTCCGAAAATTTCAAAGGAATTAACATATCGCGGCAAAGTATCCTTGTTTACAATCAGAATCGGAACTTTTGCAAAAGCGTCACCGGATTGAGAATTCGCATAGAAGATATTTTGCGTTTCGTAATTCGTAGCCCCTGATATTGAAGGATCAAGCGCCATAACTACACGGCCATCGGTTGCCGGAACAGTAACAGTATTATTTGTTGAGTTGGCCGTTCTTTCGAGCTTCCAATCATTTGCCGGTACCGCTGAATCTCTGATTGAAGATACAATCGCAAACGTCATATAGTCATTCGGTGGAGTTATGGCCCCGCCGCGGTTCGGCATTACGCGGAAACTACTTCCAAAATCAGCATAGAATTTAATCCCAAGCTGTAATTCTGCCTGATCCCCAACTGTTATATTAGCCGCCGATTCCAGAATTATCCATGCGCCGGACAAAGCGACAAAGACGGCTCCAATATCATATCCTGTTGTTGCATCAGCCGGAACTAATATATTTGCAAACGTAGTCCCCTCATAAACGAATGTCGCGCGTATAAACCCCGGCGGTGCAGCCGGAGGAACTTGCGTAATTGTCATCATTACAGATTTATTCACAAGCGTAGTATCGAAAAGATTGCTTCTCGAAATTAGCTTGACCGGCCCTTTGCCCGTAGTGCCTGTGCAAACAAGATTCTGCGCCCACACATCCCCAAAGTAATGATTCGGTTGTAGCCATCCCGTATTTTTTGCCAGAGTATCATCGTAGAATGCCTTGAACTTCCATACCTTTTCCGATGTTTGAGAAATCTTATACGGTTTCGAAGTAATTGTTACGCGGTTTATTATTTGCTGATTATAAAGAATTGAGCTGCCCTGAATATCGACAACATTATCAACCGTGTTATCCGCGAGTGTCCGACAATCATCTTGCATCAATCCGGTATTCCATAGGTATGTAGCGTCACCATCGGCCAAACGGGAAGAACAAACTATTTTGCCGTCTTCCGTTAAGTCTATATTTCCGCCTACAGCTTCCGCGAGTTTAATTAAAGCATCGAATACCGTTTCTCCATAGTCCGGCATGTAAACGAAAGGCGCTGAAATATTTGTTGTCGGAACTACAATATTTGCACTTGTAAAACCAAGTCTTCTTTCAGCCTGATCCGCAAATATATATTCGAATGTCTTATTGATATAAACATCCGTTTCTGTTTTTATTTTCCGGTAATAAGCCGTTTCATCATCAAGAGTAATTTGAACAGTATTATCAACACGCGAATATTGAGGATCACCGAGTCGCCCCCTAAATTTATCTCTCCATATCCAAGACGCGCTTGCATCGTCATAGATACCGTCCTGAACTACAGCAAAGCGTCCGGCCCTGATATTCCCGAGCTTCTTACCGGCGCCGGTTGCCCCGCCCGTCTGTGTGTATATTTCAGTATCGTAAGGCCCGTTAAGCGCCGGCGGAACAAGGAGAGGATTATAAGCAGCCTGAAAAACTTTGTAGTCGAAAATATTGTCTGTATTATCAAGCGTCATATTTACTTTGCGCTGAATGCTTTTACTCGCTATGGCTTCATTCTCTGTCCCTGTAATTCTGAATGACCCCTTGAAGTAAGGAGAAATATCAAAGTAATCTATCGGGTTCGGAGATTGATCGTCAACGGTCCACCTTACAACGGTAGTTTCGAAAAGAACATCGGCGCCGGGATCGGCAGGCACGTTTATCGAAATAGTCCCGTTTGTAGCCGTACCGCCAATATATTCCTGTAATTCGAATTGCGTGTAAGGAGTTCCGTAATCCAAAAGATCAGAAGTTCCATAACAAAAGTTGCCCATATCATCGTAAAATTCAACAGTATATTTATGCGTAGGATCAAACGGATACCGAACTATTTTAGCATGATAATGCGTATAGCCAGAATACGGGATATTTACAAACGTGCAGTATGCCGGACCACCTAAATAATCGATTGCCCATTTATCGTGCGTACCACTGAAATTTATGAATGCGCGAACACACATTTTCCGAAGTTTGCCAGAGCGGTTTTTACGGCATCTGAATGTTGTGCTTGTTACGAATGGTTCAGCCGGTATAGTAATAGAGTCTATAAACCCATAGCCACTTCCCCATCCCCCCGCAGGCTCCATTGGAATATTGACACATGGAATGCCGTAAGGTATCCATGAAGTTCCGGGATAATTAGACCTAAGTAAAACATCCCCCCCCGGCAATCCTATTGTCTGAACAGTGACAACGCCCCCCCATCCGGGAGCGCACTGAATACTGCCGTGAAAAATAGTGCCGTCGGGAATAAGATTACCGGCCATATCTCGCACATTGTCCAAATAAATATCAGGGAATGTAACTACTCCGTCGCCGCCCGGAGCATTTGCAAAATCATAAACCGTAAAATCTACTTCCGGCCTCATGCAGCCGCGAATGAATTTATAATTGTCAACAATGTTGCCGCGCATTTAGACCTCCGTAAATATTGCCGTTCCGCTCCATCTTAACACACCCGCAATCATATTGCTTCTATCTATTCCAAAAACAGGTTTGTCCGGTTGATGCGCTGTGCCGTCCAAAGACCGGTCACATTCACCCCAATAAACATCGTAATTCACGCCTAAATTATCCTGTAGTTTCAATGAAGTATATCGTGAGAATTCGGCGTATAAGGCGTCCCGTTTATCCTGATCCATGTGGGTAAAAGTAACTTTGAATTTCCTCTTATCCACATTTGAGCGCCCGTATTTTCTAATCTCGATCTCGACGCCGGGATTCACAGGAATGAAAATAACTTGTGCGCCGGTTAAACCAATTTTCCAATCATAGATAGTAGGCATTTATTTCTCCGTGAGAATACATGTCCCGGCCCATCTTAAAGCGCCGTCCTTTATATTATTCAGAATAACGCCAAATTCGCGCTCTACAGGCGGGAAAGCGTCACCCCTGATGTTCCGTTCACATTCACCCCAATATACTAAATAGGCCGTATTCTTATTGTCGTACAGCGTAAACCCGGCAGGCCGGTCAAAGAAATATTTTAATGCCGTCATTCGCGCCTGAACCATCGGGGCAAAAGTTATTCTGAATGTATGTTTTTCCAACCTTTGGCAGCCCACTAATTCAGTGGTTGTAAGTATCCCATTCTGCGCCGGTCTGAAATATTCACTCAATACGCCGTACTTAAACCGCCATCGGTATGTAGCGTCCTCTACCGTCAACGTCCTTGTTTCGCTATACCGGAAATTAAATATTGCCGTGTCGTATATCCATGCTCTCCAATAATAAACGCCATCCGGGAGCGCCAGAGTATCGGAAAGCGTAAATGAAATACTCTTATTTTGTCCAGTGTCGATCCCCGCCCATGCTGTCGGGTCAGTTCCGGGAGAAGTAAATCTTATCACGGTTGTAAATAACGGGTCAGTCGCAATTTCGATCCCCACCATGCTTACAGTGAGTAAAGAATAATTAAATCCAAATGTCGGATTCATTGCGTTTGTGATTGCTCGATTACTTGGCTGTTCAAGATTGACGTATGCCATGTTTCACCTTAAATGTTTATAACCGCCGGATTAACCCAATTCTGTTTCTTCATCATCAAAAGCATTTCCCGCGCTATATTCTGCATTTCCGACTGTGTTGCAAAGAAGTTTTCTGCGCTCACGGCGAAAGTTATGTCGTTCTGTACGACCTGTGCCGATCCGCTTATCGCTTCCCCGAGGTTCGCCGCCGATCCTACCGCCGCTTCCCCTAATTGGCTTGTTGAAATCGTGTCTATCAAACTTATCATTTCCGTGATTAGTTCCCATTGCTGATTCACCTGTTCCGCGGCAGTCCCGGTCAATTCCCCGTTCTGCGCCATTATTTCAGCCTGCACTATCGCCTGTGCAAGAGTTTGTAGCTGCGCCTTATCAATTATCGTTCCTTCTGCTAGTCCGAAAGCCGCCCGTATCGCTTTAGCCGTGGCGTCCGCTGTTGTCTGATCCGTTGTCAATCCGAAAGGCTTTAACAATTCGCTTTCAGAAATCCCCCGCCGTATATCGTTCCAATATTTCGTCTGTGTTAATTCAAGCAAGTTTTGAGCAGCTTCTTTGAAAGCGTCAGATTCTTCGGCGCCGGCAATAGCCATTTGATTCAACTGATATTTCAGTAAATCGATTTGGCTTGTCAGAGAATTAAAGGATGCGTTTGTATCCGCTATGTTCTGCCCAAGTGTCCCGCCCGGGCCAAATATTGATTCAGCCGTTCCGATTGTCCATTCACGGTAAGAACCGCCGGCCCTCATTGCATCGGTTTTGGTTTGCCACCCGCCTATTGTCTGTCCTATTGCTTGTCCCGCAATATTAAACCGTGTCGCGCCCATAGCCAGAGCATTATTCATGTCCTTTACTGCTGTTTCATATATCTTTATCGATTCTTCAATTTGTGCTATTTTGCGGTTTGCTAAATCAAGAGCCTGTGCGACTCCATTATCCTCATACCATCGGGACGTACCAGAGAGGCCGCCCTTTGACCGTTCAGAGCGCTCGATATATTCCGGTATTCCTAATTGAGTATCAGATACGGCCATGCCGAGAGATTCGTAGCGGGATTTAATGTCGGCAGTCGTGGCCGCGCGCTGTTCCTGCTGTCCCTGCATTACGTCCCGCCGCTGTTGGCCGCGCCCGACTCCGAGAGCGTTTGATCCCGCCGTACCAAGTAATGTACCTATCAATGTCCCTACTGGACCGCCAAGTGTCCCGAGGCCGCCGAATATCGAACCGAAAACGCCGCCCGTTGCTTCGCCGGCCGCCTGCCCGAGCATTCCCCCGAGACTCGACGCCCAACCGCCCGAACTGTCTCCGGACGCAATTAATTGAGAAATGATCCCAAGTGCAGCCGCCGTTTTACCGCCGTGTACTCCACCGCCGCCGGCAGCCCCTGATATTTTCCCCGACTTACCGCCTGAAATCCCTAATAGCCCCGCCAATATTCCGCCTGATGATCCGCCGGCGCCAGAAGTGCCGAGAGCTGATGAAATGGTAGAATTAATAAGCGACGACATTATCCCGCCGCCGGCAGTATCTTTCGAGGCAAAGGTTACGCGTAAAGCCCCGGCGCTCTTATCGTAAACCGAGTTCCATATCTTTTCGGCTTTCTCCTGTTCTTCCGGCGCCTTCAATCCGAGAAGATTAAATATCCCGGCAGTAATCGCGCCTTGTGAATCCGCGAATCCTCCGATTGCTCCTTTATACTTCATCGTGAATGCTTCCGTCAGAGCGTTTATGATTGTCGTTTTCATTATCTCGCCCTGTCGCTGAAACATCCCGGTAATCGTTTCGCCTAAATTCTTTGTCGAATCAAACAGGTCCGTAAATGTCGATTTTATATTCTCCTTCATCGAATTAAATGCCGTGTTCGAAGCCTCTTGAATTTCTTTTAATATGGGAACTTGTGAAGCCAATTCGATATTCAAAGCCTCTATTTCGTCAGTAAGCGATTCGTATGCTTGCCATTCTTCATCTACTATTCTCTGGTTATCCGTCAGGCTGAAATTCAATTTGCTATAAAGTTCGGCCTGTTTATTCAAGAGAATTTCTTTCTTCATCATATTATTAATTAGCGCAAGATCGTCTTTCTGATCGTCACGCGCCATTGTCGTTTTCCATGAATATTGTTCTTCAAGAGATTTTAACTGTCTGTCATAGTGATGGTTAAGAACGGCAGCCGCTTCCGCCTTTTTAGCATCGTAAATTGATTGCTTAATTCCGAATGCCTCCATAAGCAGAGCATGAGCTTCTTCTTTGTTATTGAGGCTTATCGCCAATATCATTCTCTTGCCCAATAGCGCGAGAGATTCTTTAGCCTGTTTTTCCTGTTCTGCAATGGTCAGGCTTTCACGCCCTGAAAGATTTATCTGCGCCTTTTGTAATTCGTGCTTTCGTTTCAGGGTTTCATATTGCCGCGGGTAAACATCATTGGCTAAAGATTTTTCGAGAGATATTTGCTTTAATGTTACATTCTCCATAAACATTTCAGCCGCTAACTTTTTGGTTACTGCGTCTTCAAGCGCTTTTGCATTTTCGGCTTTTGTAACATCGGCTTTTTGCAGTTCTTTTATCAAGGCATCTTGAGCAGTAATGTACGCGCGCGGATTCGCGGCATATCCTTCTTTCATTATCTGCTGTAGCGGCTCGAAATCGGCTACAAGCGCCTGCGTTGCTTTGTGCCAATTCTGTTGCCACTGATGCGGCGTTATTTTGCCATCGTCCAGAAGTTTATCGTTTGCCTCTGTTAAACTTTTATATGTATCCCCAAGCCCTTTAACCGTAGCTTCCGCAGATTCCTTTATCATGTCCTTTGCGGTTTCTTGCATTTTATAAATTTCGTCTCGGGCCTTATCCTGTTTCTCCAACACATCATCGATTGCTTTCTGATAATCACGGCTCGACTGTTCAAGTTTACCGCGCAATTCCTTGTCCGGACTTGTAGTTGCGAGCTTTTTATCAACTTCATCCTTATTCTTTTGAAGCGTCTTTAATGCTTCTGAATAATCATCTATCAAAATGCGTTCTGTTCTTACTGAATTTTGCAATCTTATATAGACGCTATTCAGCGTATCGTGATAGGCTTTTACGTCTTCGCTATTTACCATTTCTCCGAAAAAGCCAACCAGTGATTTTCGCGCTTCTTCGGTGTTTCTTTCGAATAGTTGCATTGTTTTCGAATTGGCTTTTTCGAGCTTATCTAAATAATCCTGTATTAATTGCAACTTGTCTTTATATTGTTCTTCGAATGTATAAACATTCCCCTTTTTGCCTTTTTTATCCTTGCCCGTTGGTCCATATCCCGGATCGTCTGCATTGGGATTTTTTATGTCTGTAGTTCCGATGCTTGCGAGTTTTTTAGCATCGGCCAACATTGCATCCATATCCATGCGCCAACCCTTCGGACTGAATAATGACTCTTGAACGCCTTTACCTATATCTTTGAGGATTTTTACAGGATTAGTTTCTGTCATTTTTTGTGCTTCTGTATAAGCAGCCCTTAAATGACCCCGTTTGTCTTTTTCTTCTTTAAGCAGTTTTTTAAGCCCCGCGTCTGAATATCCGAAAGAAGCTTGATCCTTTAGCGCTTTGGCCTGTATCGCTCTTTCCTTTTCTGACTTTGTTTCGTCTTTTATAATATCCCTTCTCTGTTTTCGTAAATTAATTTCAGCCTGTATATTCTCTACACTTTCATTTTTGGTAGTCCACTTGTCTTTTATTTCGGCCTTGATCTTATTCCCGCCCATGAGATTCATGGCGCCCTTCATTGCGACCATTTGAGCCATAAGAGTAACAGCCGATCCAAGAACCACGAGGTTTGCTGACATTGCCGCCGAAAGCCCCGCCACGGCTCCGCTTAAAGCCTTTACGCCACCCGCCGCCGTTGTTGCGGCCGCGCCCATTCCGAGGAAGCCGCGCACACTGCCTAATGTTGCCGTCAATGCAGCCGATATTAACATTGCTCCGTTTGCTAATCTGATACATGTATTTACATATAAATAAGCCGCGCCTACAGCGGTAAGATATTTTGCCCACTTTATTATTGAGTCCCAATGTTTTTCCATGAAGTCGATGGAATTAATTATTAGGTTGAAAAGTTTTGCCGCCACTACCCTTGCGCTCTCACTGCCCATGATGTGAAAAACAAACGCTGCCCACACTTGAGATAATGACTTCATTCTGCGCGCCACTGATTCTATTTGCGTAGCTACTGCCGGAGAAACCATTTTTTGTAGTTCTTCCGGAGACGCTTTTGAAATTGTTTCATATAATTCTTTCCAATCTTTTCTTAATAAATTTACAAGCCTATTCCCCTGTCTTACTCCGGCCACCATAGTTGTAAATTCATTGCGCTGCCGGTCACTTAACTTCGAATACATTACAAGCATTTCCTGTAAAACAACATTGAAATCCCGCGCCTGCCCCGCCGTTTCAAACAGCTCTATTTTCTTTTCTTTTAGGAATGCTCCGACTCTACCAGAGGACATTCTTTGAGCAAGTGTTTTCCACGTATTGCCCATCGTTTCAGCCGATTCGCCAGACCGATCCAGAGATACCGCTATGATTGAAATAGCTAAATCTAAGTCACCCCCAACTTGCCTGATAACGCTTGCACTTCTCTTTAAGCCCTCTATGATGTCACCGGCTGTTGCAGATACGGCATTCCCGGCAATGATAACTTTATTAACAACGTCTTCCGCGAATTTCGGGCCTATATCAAACTGCGCCATTACAGCCATGAGGTTTGTCATGCTTGTTTCGACATTATCATTGAAGTCGAGAAGCGATAATTTCATTGCCGCGTTTGAAACGATAATAATATCAGCCGTATTCTTGTACCTTTGTGCCGCCGTAAACATGACATTGTTTACTTTGGTTATGTCTTCTCCGTAATAACGTGAAAATTTATATGACCATCCAGACAAATCTTTCATTATGTCATTTATCTTTTGTAAATCACCGGCATATTTCGGCTCTAACTGGAAGACAGAGCGCAGTTTTGCGAATGATTTATCAAGTTCCGTAACAGTAGTTAATATCTGTGATGGAAGATTGTAAAACGGCATAATTAAAGCGCCCGACAACATCCACTGGAAATGATGCCATGCCGTTTTTGCGGTTTGCCCTAAAAACCCCATCGAATGCGCCATTGTTCCTATTTTTTTCTCTGCGTCAAAAATAGCTTTGTTTAATATCTTTGTTTGCTCCGTAGTTAATTTCATTTCGGAGCGCATTTTTTCGTAACCTTCAATTAGTTGCTTCTGCGTTATTTCCTTTCCATAGTAAGCCGCTTGCAGCTTGTTCATGGCCTCTTTGAACTGGTTGATCGTGGGAACGGATCGAGCGAGTGTTTCATCCAGTTTTATGATTGCCTTATCAATCATATTAAAGCCCTGTTCGCCCAAGCCCATTTTCTCCGCGTCTTCTCTCAATGCAAAAAGCAAACGCCTGTAATGCTCCACGCTTCCGGTATTCTTAAATGCTATGTTCAGCCCTTCAAGTTTTAGCCGTAATTGATTGAGGCTTTCAGTGCGCAATCTAGTGTCGATTTTATATATAGCAAGATATAGTTTTTCTAAGCCGCCCTCTAATTCCCTTGCCCGTCCCTTCATGTCATTCAATCGCGCTACAGCCGCATCTATTCCGGTAAGCGGTATTTCCTGTTGTATTTCGCGCAACTGTTTATTGAAAGACGTTAGGTTTTCAGCGGCGAGTTTCTTTTTAAGCGCCAGTTTTCTTTCGTCTAATTTTATTTCCGCATCGATAGCTGAATTGGCCTTAACTGATTCCGCAAGCCATATTTTTTGAAGGCTGTTTGTGGCCGTGAATGCCCCTTCTAATTTATCTAATTCAGCCCTCCATTGTTTTGCCGTTATTTCATTGTTCTTATTTGCGGCCCCGAGGTCTTGGAGCGATCCCTTTGCTACCTGATTCATTAAAGAATCTAAGCCCTTTATCGATTTCAAAAGGCTCGCTAATTGCGCATTTGAAAGCTCTGTATCCTTCCCCGTTTCTTTGGCTTCTTGCCGAAGTTTATTAATTGTCCCTATTAATTTTTCTGTACCGGCGCGGTAATTCGCCATTGATGAACTGCCTTTTTCCATTGCCAAATAATTATCTAATAGTGCTACCTGTTCAGCCTTGATTTCTTTTGCAAATGATTTATATACGGTATCTTTAGCAGCAGGGGCAGCCGGGACAAACGCTATTTGTCCCTTTTTATTCGTTTTACCCTCCATGATAGCATCGGGTTTTGAAACTTCTGTATTTCTTTTTCTCGCAGAGTCTATTTGTTTTTTGTCTTCGGTTATTACAGCCGCAGTCTCTTTTTTCTTATCGGCTATCTTTTGTTTCGATTGCTCTTTCTCTACCGCCGCAAGCGCCTTTTTTTCAGCCTTTAATTCTATGGTTTTGGCTTTTTCGATATTGATACTTTCTATGGTTGCTATTTGCGCCTGTTTAAGCGCCTCGACTTCGGCTTTCTTTTTGGCAATAGCTTCGTTTATTCTACCGGCAAGTTTTGCGTAGGCATTCGTTTCCTCTTGTGTCATTTTAGAGGAACTTGATTTTTTATCATATTCCTTTCCGAGCGCATCTAACTTTTTCTGCGTAGCTTCTATTTCTTTACCGAGCGCCTTAATTTGCTTATTTCTATCGTCAAGCTCTTTTTTAAGAGCCTGCATTTCAGGGGTAAGTTTTATCCTAATTTCTTTTTCTACCGTCATATCATCCTCCGCCGAACAGACTCATTAACTTGTGCATATCATCCGTTGTCATTTCCCGAGCTTCTTCTTTTTCCCCGGTTGCCTGATGCTCCAAAACTATGCTCTTGAAATAATCGTATGAATTCTCATGTGAGAAATTCACGCCGTTCATTCCCGCTTTTGCTCCGTAGAAAAGGACAGCATTCAATTTGCTTTCCTTTTCCTTCATTGCCTGAATGCGCGTGTGATAAGATTTCAACTGCCAAATATCGAGATTATCAAGAATCCAGTTATGATCCTTGTTTAGATATTCAAGAAAATCTCCGATAACTATTTCCCATTCAGGAGCGACATTTGATCCGTTATCGCCTGCATCGCCGCCCCCATCCTTAAAGGGGATAGTTTATTCATGCCTTTCGCAACATCCGGTATGTCGTGAAGCTGTGGTATGGACATCCAGTTTTCGAGGATGCAGATTCCCTCTTTTTCCGTCATTCCTTTGAGCGAAGGATCACAGCGCTTGAATGTGTGATAGGCGATTTTCAGGAGCGTCTTAATGTCCTTTTCCTCAAGTTCCTCAAGTTTCTTATTTACCGCGTCCTGTTTATCGCCCTTTTCGTTTTCAAAGGTTTCTTTCATTTCGAGAAGAATACCCGCATGTTGTTTGAGCAAGTGCGTTACTTCCGCCCTGTCCCGCAGTAATACCGGCATTGCCACATGAACGACACAGGCGCCGTCAGAATCCTTTATTTCGAGGAATTCTGTGCCGCCGCCGATGCCTAACATTTGTTCCTGTGAGAGTTTGCCGATCCCCGGCCCGTATTGCCCGAGGTCCACCGGATGATCCGTACTTGTGTTCGCTATGTTACTTTGTTCCTTTGTCATGATCTTCATTCTCCTTTTATTATTGAAAGTAGGGGACCGAGTTTCCCCGGCCCCCGTATCTTTCGTTTCTGCTTATTAGCAGTTCGCAGTCGCCGGCAGCGGGAAGTATTTCGTTTTCACGATTGACTTGTCCGCACGTTCCGGGTTCAAAACGTCGAATTTCAGCGGGAATGTCGAAGCGTCTGCCCGAGCATTGCTGATCGAATAGTCGCCTGTGTATTTCGCGTTGTAAATCTCCATTTGGAAGCCCTGAACGACTCCGGTTTTGTTCTTGAACTTGTTGGTCCAGATGATCTTGACGTAACCGCGGAGGCAGTTCGTCTTGAGGTCAACAACGTCGCATTCAGCCGTTGCGCCCGATGTGACCCACACATAATCGACCATGACGCCTTTTGCAGCGTCGGCGGCCGCGAATGTGATAACGCCGGCGGTAACGGTGTACTGTCCCGTTGTTGTCGGCGCTGTGGCGGGAAGTCCCGCAGCAGGCGGAGCGCCCACAAGGAGCGTGTAGGCTGTTCCGGCCGCAACCGGAGTGGCGCCGTTACACAGCATTTGCGCCCCTGCACCGATTTTGTAATACACGTTGAAGCCGGCGAGTTCGTTGACATCGAAAATCGGCATCCCGGACGGCGTTGTGAGCGCGTAATCCGGAAGCGTGACCATGATGTCACCCTTTGCCGCAGCAATCGTTACCGTGAAGTCCGGAGACTTTACAGATTCGATTCCGCTTGTGAGAACCGATGTGATGTTTACGACAACCGCATCGGCCTTTGTGAACAGTCCGGCCAAGTTCACGGTTTCGACGCAGTTCGAAACCGTGAGAATGAGAGGCGTCGGCGCCATGTCTTCCCAATCGGATTCGAAGCGCACCCTTACTGTTTCTTCGCGGCATGTCGTCGCAAAGTCGAGCGTGTGCGTGTACGGGCCTGCTGCCGGGATCGTGAAGCCTTCGCTGAACTGCATGATGTCCTGTGACAGCGACGATACAGTCTGTTTGCCGGTTGCAATTTCGAACTGGCGAAGATCGAAAACGGCGTCTGTGAATTCAAGCGAGATTGTGCGCGCGGTTTCGAAACTGTCGATCAAGTCGAGTTCCGATCCGCCCATTACCTTCTGTTCTTCCATCGTGAACGTGAAGTTCGCTTGAGTCTGCTTTGTAATTCTCAAGATTTCGCGGCCTGTGAGCTGATCGTAACATACAGCCGATCCAACTCCATGCCACACAAATGATTTCTGCATTTGGAATCCTCCTAACGAGAGTATTTAACTACATTCTGAAAAATTAATTCGAGATACCATCCGTAATGTCCACTTCCGGTAACGCCGGGTATTGCGCCTTCTGCTACATATTCAATGTCCTCATAACCTTGAAGTGATGGAACTTGAACGGCGCCCCCCTCCGTATCATTCCCGACAAAGATGAATTGTAGCCTTTCGGAAATTGTTTGTTGATTTGACAGGCTTTCATCCTTGTCGAAAATCCTGAATTGGATGTTACGGTTTTCAAAAAGAAAGTTTCTCCGGCTTTTCGAACTGATAGGCTGCCAAAAATGAATGAAACAGTCTTCGGCCAAGCGTTGCGGAGACGCCGGGAGAAGTCGCTTACTGATGTCGGCTTCGGTCACAGCGGGATCGAGGCCCAACAGGTTCAACAACTCCGAGTCTGCTTTCATTGCATTAAAGATAGCTTTTTGTAGTTCAATCACCGAATTACTCCATCTTTATGAAGGTATCTATTCGAATATCATTTCCAACATCCAAAAACAACTTATCAATAACGGGCATGATTTTTTCTATCGCACCCGCTAAATATCTTTTACCCGGTTGCCCTTGAGAGCGCGAGACGTTTAATATTCTATCTTCGCCCTCACTGTTCCCGGCGCCGGTCCAGAATCGCATTTTTTTACTTATCGGCCCACCGCCCTCATAATATATGCCTGATCCTTCTTCCAAGACTTGAGCATAATCGAATTCGCCTGTGCCTCTTGTGCTCGCGGCCATTTCTTCATTTCCCTGCATTTCTTCCCATTGCCCCATTTCGATTGCGGAAGCCGAAACCCCTACTTCCAAGAAGCCATTCCCGCCGGCGCGCACAAAGCCCTGTATGCTTTCCGAAAGTGTCCCGCTTGATTTCGAAACGCCCTCTGATCCATCGTCCCCCTGTGGAACTAATGTAGTCCCTATTTTTTCTTCAAGTATCATTTTTGCTTCCTGTTCCATCCTTTTAGCGCCAATAGAGGCAACGGCATAAAAGTCATTAAACATAATCTGATTAAAAGCTGTGATGTCAAAGGTAAACACCCCTTTCCCGACAAGGCTCATGATGTCAACCGCCTGTCTCTTGTAACGGCACAATGAGCTACCGCTTCGTAAGTGAATGTGTCCACCGAATCAACCCGTAAATTATCCGCGCCAATTTTAATACGGTCATTTTCAGCGATTCCGAAGTATGCCGGTATATACATTCGATGAGTGGAAGATTTGAAAAACCCCATTTCACCTTCATTTAAGCCACCCCGCAGAAATTCCAATGAGGCCGGAATGTTATTATGGATTAATTCAAACTGCGCCCTAACCCCGCCGGCGCCGGACGGCTTTTCCACATTCCGATAAATTGAAATATCCTGATTACACATAGCCGCCAAGCCGCTGATTGCTATGGTATCGTTTTCGGCCACGAAGTTACTTTTCCCTAAGAATACAAAATGCTGTGACCGTTTTATGTCGAGAAGATAATCCCCGGTCTGAATATCATCATCGGATTTCACATAGATTTCGCGCACACTCTTTACCGAATTGAAAGAGATATAACGCCCCATTGGTTCAAGAATTGCCTTTGAATATGCAAGCGGAATTCCATTGCGGATTATCTGTATGTTTGCTCCGAGCCGTTCTATACTTTCGTCACCGCGTTTCTGTTGATAATTCTGCACGACTTTGTTTTCGCCTATTACGGTAAAACAGGTTCCGCGGCATGAACGATCCGTAGCCTGTACGGTATAACATGTTCCTCTACCTTCGAATCCCTTTGTAGGCATTAAACAAGTCTCCTGTACGGACTCCACAACTGTAGTACAACCGGCGGCAGATCGGCTTTAAGTTCCTCATATCGTGTCCGGAGGCCGGCGCCAATGTTATCCTCTAAGACGCCGCCGCGGTTCTTTGTTGCATTCCAATACCGGATCAATTCGCACACGCCTTTTCTGATTTGAGACGGAGCGCGAGACACGCCATATTGATACGTTATCCTGTAATTCGATTGTCCGAGTTCGAAAACGGCGTCATTTATGAGCGTGATAAAATAGGCGTCAAACATGTAGTCAGTCGTTAAGAGCGCCGTCCAGACATTCCCGTCCCGCACTTCTATGGACGTAATGGAGTAAAGCGGCCCCGGCCCGTCGAAAAACATCTTCATTTGCCCGTTACCGTTGAATATCTCCACGTTGTCAGCAATATGATATTTAGCGTCCAGATATTCTTCACATGCTTGACTCGCCGGAAGTATCAGAGAATCGTAGTATGTATCCTGTGCTGTATCCGTTATTTGCAGCATCGTTTTTACTTCGGAAAGAGTAACTATTTTGGCCGCTTCTTCCGTTGCTACCGTCGCGTCTATTACCCTGAAATATTCTGTGTAGTAAACGTCGATATTGTTTATTTTGCCCCTGCTTATAACACGCCAGTTTTCGCCCGGTGTGGCCGTGGAAGAAACGGTGTATGTCATTTGATAGTGACCGACTGCTACCCTTGTCGGATAAAGCGTGTCAACCATTATCAAAGTATTGTCCTGATCCCTTATCTGATATGTCGGCGTTGTAGGCCCGATGTCTTCTATTTCAAATGTTTCGAAGCCCACTCCGATTCCGGGAAATGTTATATCCACGGTCCCTTGATAATCCGAACCGCCAACCTCGACAAGCGCCTGCCCGACATATACACCGTATGCGAGAGCGCCCGTAGATGCGACAAGAACAGTCCGGGCGACATCCGTATATACGTTTACTCGAAAATCTGTGCCTGAATCAATAATAGATAAATAGTATTCGGGATTCGGCGGCCATATAGAATTATGATACAGCGTAATCCCCGAGACTCTATGCCCCACATCGTTCAGGATGTCCCATGTATGCAAATAAGCGTCCGGATCAGTAGGGACACCGCCAAGCGAAGGATCGGCATTATAAAACCTTGTGTCTATCGTGATTGTGTTGCCCTGTATGACTTCTTTCATAGTTCACATCCCATGTTGATGCAGTTGATTTATATATCCAAACAAATGCGGCTTTTCCGGTCTTTTCAGATCATCCATGTAGTCCGACCATTCAGCATCTTTGATATTAAATGTCGCTACAAAGACAATGTGATTTTTCATAACGATCATTACTTCCCTTGCAATATGTCGGCACTCCATTCCCGGCATTTGTGCATCTATCCAATGAACCGCAAAACCCCTAATAAATTGCTTTGGAAGCTTGACCGTCTCCGCGTTGATATGGCGCTCCGCCAACTGTATTGAAATTACCTCTCTTTTTGATGGAAAGTTTCTCCATCCCCCTTCTCCGTTTATATCTGCGTAATCTATTTCATCCAGTACAAGCCCGTTTCCGAGCGTGAATTTACACATGCACATAGATAATTGCGATAAGTGGGTCATAGATACCTACCTTTCCTTCTACACAGTCAGAAGGTATGACGGGCGTATATGTAAAGGTAAAATCGCCGCCTGCACCCGGAATGAAGGGAATAGTGACAAGCTGTGAACTTCCTTGGAGGCTGTTCGGGTTGCCGCTTCCGGCATGTCCTGTCTCTTGTGTGGCCCAACCCGTAGCAGGCGGCGTATTACCTGATTCTTTCCCTGAACAAAAAGCCTTGAATAAACCGGTCCAATTTGTCTGCTCTGTTCCGGCTAAGACATCGGTTGCCCATGTTGCGAATGTATCATCATCATAGGCCGTGAGAATTGGCGCCGAAAGGAGCGCTTCTGAAAATGTGACTTTGAACACTTTACCTTTTTGTGTTGCGGCAGACGGCTTCACCCAATTCAAAACACGCTGTCCTCCGGCCATTACGTCCGGCCCTATCCAACATTCTTCGGGAAACACATAACCGGATGCAGGCCGAATGACCGGGCGCATGAGCGTAGTCGTTGACCCGGCGCCAGAGAAATGGATTTTGTCTGTATCGTGAATTGTTATCCAGTTAGGCGTTATGTCTGTCCCGATGTTTGCTTGCCAAGTAATATTCATTTATTTACCCTGCTGTGCCTTTATTCAGACAGTTATTAGGATCGTCGGAATTCGGTTTGACATCTACCGGAATTGCATCGGCCGGAGCCAGTATGCCGCCGGGAGTCTTTTTCATTATGACGCCTGCTGCCTGTGTCGTTTTGAAAAGTTTAGTGAGTTCATTCTTGTCAGATTCTTTTTTCAAAATCTGTTCACGCAGATTATTTATCATGCCGTGTTTTTTAGGCGCTGCCTTTTTGTTGAATTTTAGAACGCCTTGAGGATTGATTACGCAGCCCCCGAATACTCTTTCTTCTGTTCCTACTCTGTTATCCTGTGCCATCGAATTTCTCCTTGTTTAATAATAAGGGAGAGAGCCGAAGCCCTCTCCCTTTTTCTTTGTGTGGTTACGGCGTGGGAACTAAATCAAACGGCGGAACTACTGCCGTGTTGAATCTCACGATTTGCTCCGGATTGAGCATCTTCACATCGAAAGCGCTCACGCCCCCGATACCGACGAACATATCGAAGTTGTAAAGCTCCTGTTTGATGCGAGGATCGAACTTCTTTGCGATACAGAAAGCGCGCGGCCCGATTATGGGCGAACTGTATCCGTACACCGTTCCGTAGCTGAACGATGCTGTGGGCGCAACCGAAGCACCTACCGGAACGTCGAATTTAACCATTCCGTTATGGTGATCGATCATTTGAATCTGCGCGTCCCCGTCCGTTGTCGGATCGAGATTGACAGTAAGCTGTTCTGTCGGTCCTGGCATTCCAACGGTCTGATAGCGCGGAGCTATGCAGGCCTGTCTTGTCGTGCCGTCGTTGGTGAACAGCCATGTGTCGTTAGGCGTTGTTGACCCGTCAACCGGGATCATGTCCTGCGGAGCGCCGAATGCAATGTGCGCGAGTGCGCCGCCGGCAAAGAACGGAACGCCCTCATCCCGCACGAATCTGATTCCGGCCCATTCGACCAGTTCATCTTTGAAGATTGCCGTTGCCGAATTGCGCTTTACGACATCGAACCAGTCAACGTCCTGTTGAAGATGGAACGCTTGATAGGGATGGATCAGACAGGCGACTGTGCCGCCCTCGTAGTAGGCCCACGGCTGCCGGCGGACTTGGAGGTCGAACCGGAGTTTTGCCGTCTGCGCGCCGAGAGTGTCGAACAGATCACCCACGACAAGCGAGGCCCACGTTGTTTTTCCGACGATGTTTGTTGAGGAATTGATTGCGGCGTGACAATCCATGTCCATTTTGAGTTTGAAGCTGTAGCCCAAACCCTCTACCGCATCCTGCATGTTTCCGGCGAAGGATTCTTCAAGCTCTTTCATGGTGAACATGACAGCCTTGAATTTCCATGTCGGATTCAGTTCAACAAGCTCATTTGCCGAGAACGCGGTAAAGCGGGTTTTGTTTGTCAAATCCCACCGTGTTTCAGCTCCGAATGCCGCTTTCCCCGCCGGCCCGACTTTTTCCAAGTCTTCCGCCGGTCCGATGTACGACATTTTGTTGATCTTGATTTTGTTTCCGGCTGTTCCCACAAGCCGCGTGTCCACGACGCCGAACTGTTCCATGAACACCAACTGGCGGTAATTCTTTTCCAGTTCCGGCGACCATATTGTCGGGATCGTGTCGGCCATTGTCGTTGTATTCGTAATGGCCTTAAAACTGGCATCATCGATGCCGGCTATTTTCAGATTGGGATTCCAGTTGAGCATTTTCATTATACGGCACCCCCTTCTTTCATAGCCTTCAAGTGAGCCTGCCCTACTTCTTCCGTCATGTTCATGAGTGCTGCCCGGACATCAGCCGGATAGTCGGAAGGAGCTTTGATGCCGCGTTTGATTTCCGCAAACGCTTTCATTACCGGTGTTTCTTCGTTGCCGCTGCCCGGTTTCCCGGCGCCGGCGTCCAGACCGCTTTTGAGGCCGGTCATGTACGGCTCGACGGTTTTGTTAATTTCGCTTTTCAAAACGTCTCCGAGTTCTTTCAGCAGATCGGTTTTGAGCGTTTCGAGATTGACTTCCGCCGGTTTTTCAGCCGGTTTGCCCGAAGGATCGATCCCCGCTGCTTTGAGGCCGGCGGCGATTCCTTCCTGAATTTTCCGGGCGCTTTCTTCTTCTTGCTGTTTTGCTTTCAGAGAGGCTTCTTTTTCCGTGTTCATCGACTCGACGATTGACTTAACCGCAACCTGTGTCGAGGCTTGAACAGCGGCATTGATAGCCTCCAACTGTTCTTTGGTAAGTTCCATACAATCCTCCTGTGAAGTGGTTTTTTCCTTGTCGCAAGCCTTGTTTTCATCACATGCCTTGCTTTGTGCAGCCGGGTCCACGCATTCCGCAGGTTTGCCTTTCTCCGACTCGTCACCGCCCCTACACGACTTGTAAATTGCTTCGACTTCTTCCCTGTCGGGAAAATCCTCTTGAATAATCATGGCAGTTTCGATTCGGGCCGCTGTTTCCCAATCGAGAGACTTTGCGACTACTTCAAGCGGATTGTTGAGAGTTCTGCTATTGACAGGCCGTGTAGTAACGGCAAAATGCCACAAATTGATTTTATCTATTACCCTTACAATCATGCCGGAATTATCATACTCTAAGTGAAAACCGCCCTCTGGAATTCCGCCACCCCACGATAAGCCGAGCTGTTTATTCCTTATCGTTATTTGCTTATATAGCTGTTCACTTTTAGGGTTTGTCGGATCAAGTCTGAATTTCGGAAATAGTTGGCCGTCCGGCGTAATGAGTGCTTCAACCGCTACGCCTAAAATAGAATCCCATTCGACATCATCTATCCCGCGATTTACGTTACTTGATTCTTTCGGCCCGACATCCCAATGTCGAGGTACAAGGATAACAGCCCCGCTTTCAATCTGCCGTTTCATGTCCTTAATACATTCCGCTGAAAGTCTTTCGAAGCCGAATGGCTTGCCTGTTTTGGGATTTATTTTACCGTCATAGTCAGCCTGTGTATCACCGCCGAGGCCCATGATATATTTTGTTCCGTCCTCATCGGCATACGCTTTGAAAATCGGCATTGTTACTTTGAATTCGTATTTGTCGCGCATTTTAGTTGCTCCAATTTTTATCGACGCCGCGGTCTTTTTTCGTATTCGTTTCCCTGTGTGCGGGATCAGGCTTGCCATTTACTTGTTCCGGTTTCCCAATTTTGCTTAAATCTATTTGTCCGGACATCGGATCGACGGCCTTTTTAACAGCGTCCTCTAACCGCATGACTTGGCTTCCGAGCATTACAATAGGCGTATCCCCCATTGCCCCTTCATACGGTTCAAGAGCCTCATCGATTAAATTCCTAAATTCGTTCATCCGGAGGCCGCCGCGGTTCAGGGCCATGACGCCGGCGCGCACCCGGGTTTCATACGCTTCTTCTTTTTTCGTGACAAAGATTAATTTCAGATCGTCTCCACCGGCCTGTTTTACTATCCCGTTGGTGAAAAGTTCTTCAAGCATGAGCATTCGCGGGATAATTGCCGTCTTTTGAGTTATCGCGTCATTTATTTCTGCCGTTGCCCCGGCGCCGTTTGTTTGAATTCCAATATCCTGTAGTGAAAGACCGTAACTTGAACAAGCCATTTCCGAGAGCGATTTTATTAGGTTTGAATAATCAAGGTCGTTTTTAATTCTCAAGTCGAGAAATTGCGGAGCGCTTGTACCGCCGGCGGCGAACATGGGCGCCGAAGGATCAGAGAATCGCATGATTTTATATCTTTCCTCAAACTGTCGGCGCGCCTCTTGGCCTATTCCTTCTCCGAGCCATATAATTCCGCCGCCTCTTTCATTTACCGGGTCAACCATTTTCAGATTGTGTTGGCTTGCGTATAGAGACATCAGGATCATTATGTCGAGATATTCAATAGGCGAGAATCCGTAAAAACTTCCGGCCTGTGGCTTCAAGTTCATCCAGAGTATTTCATCTCGAGAGTAACTATTTACTATGGTTTCTGTATACATTTGATCCATTTCGAAGTAAGCCGGTTGGGATAAGTCGCCTTGAAAATTCAATGGATTCGGCCTTATTTTGATTGAATCGATAATGCCAATCTGTTTAATTGAGCCTGTTATCGGATAAATTTCTTTCTGAACGATCCCTAAATCTCTTTCGAGAAGGTTGTCAGCAACCATCGAAAGATTGCCTTTCCATCCCGTTCCGAATTGATTTGGACCACGCAATATAGAAGTCACGTTATCCGCGCGCTTCTGTGAAAAATTGTTGTGTCTTGTCCCGTCTTCTTTCACTATCTTGAACGGAAATGAAATCATCCTACTGATTATATAATCGATACAATTATTGATTGCCGGCATGGACAGCCGTAAATTGCGCTCTTGTGCATAAGTAAGTTTTTTGTGAGGTTTTAATCCCTGCCCCCATCCCCATATTTCATACGGATTCTGTTCAATCTCCGTCATGCGGCCGCGCAGCCCCCGCGGTCCAGTTGCCCCATACATGGGCGCTTGAATCGTGAGGACACCGGTATTGATATTGAATCTACCCTTTATGGTCTGTGGCATAAAACCCCTCTTGGCATTAATAGTCCGTTTGGCGAATGATAGAAGTCTCGTACGACATCCCGAGTAAATCTAACTGATTTGTCAATATCGAAGTTTTCCGGCAAATTATCTTTCGAGACATCCGAAAAACTAAAACTTTCGTTGTTTTTGCCCATATATGGAAGAAAGGCGAAGATTGTAGCGCTTAATAAGTGAATCGGCCCTTTTTTCGCAATTACTTTCGGCTTTGTTTTCTGGACTATTTCGAAGTGTTCAATTCCGCCCTCTGCTATCGATCGTCTATTCGGATCGAGAATATATGAATTACAACAATGTTGTATGAATATGGCTAATTTACCGTCATATTTGGGAAGTTCGAAAATCTCCGCGCCGAACCAGTATGCAAGCGCCGTGTATGCCGTGACCACATCATAAGAGACGAATCTTGTTTTGGGATTCCATTTTGGATTCAATTCTTTCATGGATTCGTGATTTACTGCCGCATAGAATATATCCGCCGCTTTTTCAGCTACATACTTGTTCTGTTCCTGTCCGGCGCCGAAGTCACATGTTAAATGCTCCGGTTGGTATTTCGGGAGAAGGTCAATTACCCTTTTTGCGCTGTCGAGAGGATTAGGACTCGCCGGAATAGTCACATAATCAATCAAGCGTATTCTTTGTGTTGCTTCTGCTCTTTTTAGGATTGTAACATGCGTTTCTTTTCCCCAATCTACCCCCATCGACGTTCCGTATGCCCCATTCTCTACCCATCCGACTTGTTTGTTTTCACAAGCCATCATTATTTCACGATTGAACCGGGCGCCGGCTTCTTCATCGATTGCCGCTTCTCCGAGCTTTTCATTCATGAAGCCCTTGCGCCCTAATTTCGGGTCCATAAGGCATTCCTGATAATCATTCCACGCGCGATCCGCTGTGATATGAGGCAAACATAATTGGCTGAATTGAAAGCCGAGCCTGTTTTCTTTTATGCGCTCCGGATACTGGTGAACGTAGCGGCCACGGACTTGCTTGTCTGCCTGTGATAGTTCTTCTCCACAATTCGGACAGACGAAGATTCGGAGAGCGCCGTCTTGCCACCGCGGTTCATCCAAAACCTTGATTCCGTCTCCGAAGAAATAAACGCTGTCCATCCTGAAATCATGGAGACAGACCGGACAATTTACCGTCCATTGCCCGAATGACGTACTTTTAATCTTTATATCCACTCCGTAATCAGGAAGTGTCGGTGTCGAGGTATAGATGTATGCCCGGATGTCGCTATTGTCTGCGCATGACCGAAAACTTGTTTCATTCGACTGATCCTGTGCGTCATACTCATCGAAGAAAACTATATCGGCATCGATGGACCGGGAAACACGATCCGATGAGCTATGAACCATGTAAAAATAACTCCGGCCAAACCGTTTCATGGATAGAGAATCTATTTGCTTCTTTCGGCCATCCCTCATCCCTGTACGCTGCTGCCCACGATTTATCATACTTGTAATATAGGGGGAATCATCTATCGGGGCATCGACACGCTTCTTTACAAACTTCTTCCCGGTTGCCTCATCCTGTAGAACGTAAAGGATCGTCACGCCGATATTTGTGTCACAGATATAAAATGTGGAATTTACATTGAATTCCGAAACCATTGCCTGCCGCGCTTTTTCGACAACAAGGTAAAGATTTTTTAGCCGTTTCAGGGAAGCATATATATCGTCAAGATATTTAAGAGGAATATTCTTTTTTACCCCGAGGTCGTTTGCTATTACTTCTCTTTCGAAAATGAATGGTTTTGTGTGGTCTTTCGGATGTTTTCTATACTTGATTACCCATAGTCGCGGTTCTTTAACGGCGTCTTCACGCTTTATGTGGGGATTCATTTCGGTTGTTTTTTCTTCCAACATTCCCCAACCTACCTATTTATGCTTGAATAATCATACCTAATTATCAATATCATCCTTTCTACTCTTTTGTCAAGTATTGTCGCTAAAAGTTCTTTTTGAACTATTTTCTATTCCCATAACGCAAAAAGCGCCCTCCGGAATGGGCGCCTTTTGTAAAACTATCGTCTGTGGTTTTTGTTATTTTGGTCGGTTCAGATAAATCGAACAGCCCGAGCAACGAATCTTTTTGAATTCCGGGCGCATCGGGCCTTTGCAGAATGAGCCTATGAATCCGGCGTTTGGGAATTCCCAACAGTTTACATTTTTACTGTGCGCCGGACATTTGCCGACAATGCAGCCTTTGACATCCCAACATGGCCGATACGCCTTTAATAAATCCCCCTGTTCAGGCTCGTGGTCGAGCGGTTCATTGAAATAAACCTTTTCCCCGTCCAGAACCCAATATTCTCGCGTTACTTTTGTCACCTTCATTTTCGTAGTCACTCCTTATTTTAGCTGTTATCAGCCCGCAAGTCAAGCGGTTTTAACTTATTTTAACCGATTTTGTTGGGAATTAGTTAGCAGTTGATACCTCCATCTTCTCCCTCTGCTGCGGCCGGAGTCTGTTCGACTGCTGCATCCACGATTTCCACATTGTTGACAACGGCCACCGGTTGCTCCACGCTGATGTTCGAAAGTTTGATAACAGCCTGTTCGATCCGACTTATCCTGTCTTCGACCCTTGCAATCTTTGTATTGACGTTTACCGCATTGCAGATCATCATTGCTTGCGCGAATCCTTCAAGCAAGAATCCCGGCGTTTCGTTGAACGGCATTTCCCGTTTGACATGAAGCCCTGTTTTTGCGCCGACATCGTTGATTACGACTATGCTTCCGTCTTCCAACTGAATGACGAAAACGCCGGTTTCAGGGATAACTTCGGGAAGTTTCGCGCTTTCCTCTTTTGCCTTTTTTGCTTCGTTAATATCGGTTACTTTTCCATCTTCATTCTCTTTGTTTTCCATAAAACCCCCTATTTTTCTCTTTCAGTTATTTTTACTTTGGGCAGTATATCCGCCCTTACTTCCGGAGTCAAGCCGTTATACCATTCGACATACTCTTGCTCCGACATTTCCTTACCCTGATATTCGTACCTCCTTTCAATCTCTTTTTCTATTTCCTCTGCTGCCTGTTCCTTAACTTTTTTCTCTTTCTTTTCCACTGGTTTTATCGGCCATAAATCATAAATTATTTTCTGGTGTCTGCTGATTTTTACAGCCGCTATAGACTTGCTTTTTTCGTCTCCTAAAACAACTTCTTTTATGTAGTCCTCGAAAAGCATGTCGAGCGCAATTATTATTTGTCCCGGCATTGCTACTTTAGGAAAATCATTACGCCAGTTTGCGTCCGTTTCTTTCCATAGCTTTTCATAGATGGAGCGCCCGGTTTCATTAAAGCTATTACTCAAAAATCCTATTCTCACTGTTTATCCTTTGGCGGACGCCCTCTTTTTTTCTCTATGATCGGCGCTTCCGTTGATGGGTTTGTGACTTCACCTATTTTTTCATTTGAGGCAATAGGTATTTCGCTGTCTGTAGATTCCGGCTGTTCTTCTGCCGTTTCAGGATCGACATTATCATCAGGAACAATACCCGATTCACCCTGTCCTCCATCCGTATTATCGCCAGAATCACTTTCTGTTTCAGGTCCGGCTTGTTCATCGATTTCACCATCTTGTTTCGTCCCTTTGAAGTCAGGCCGCATTTTTTTGTTTATGAATTCGGTTGATAATACAAGGCCATGTCTCGCCGGTATAATTGCAGCGTCCAGAGAAAAAAGGCCTTCTTTCTCCATTAATTCCAAGACGCCGGCAAGCCAGAGACGGCTAATCCTTACTATCATTTTTTTTGTCGCCACGCTTCAACCTCCATTTACTTGTTAATAAATCCTGTGCAGAAACAGCATATTCGCTTGGGAATGTAGGCGCCTTTTTAATTCTGCGCTTATTTCTTTTCTGTTTCACCTGTTCCGTCTTTTTCCGATTCCTTTGTATCTTTCGTGAGATATTCATTTATGCCCTCTCTATCGTTTTTGTCTATGACGCTTTCGATTATTGAGCGCCTTATTTTATTGCATGATTCTATTCCGCGGCCGCCCCATACTACAACATAAGTTTCGTGAAATATAAGCGACCAATTCACCAATGAGCTTTCAGCCTTTGGCCCTAAGACATGCTCTAACAATACGGTACAGCCCTCGATGCGCTCTTTGAGAATGTGCATGTTGTTTGAGCCATACTTCGCGCTTGTTTTATTTTCTTCATAAATAGCCAATGGGCATTCCGTACAGTTTGATTCATAATTATTTCTTCTGATCTTGAAAACTTCACAAAATGGACATGCCCCCATCAAAAACTGCCTATGCCCACGATGCTCCATTCTTTCGACATTCCAATACTGCTGCCATATATCGGCGTCTGATTTTGAAAGTTCGAATTGCTTACCCATAAATTCAAAGAGCATCGTCCGGTACCTCAAAGAGTTTCAGATTTCCGCGGAATAGGATCGGGTCAATTAGCTTTACTGGATTTGACAGAATCCATCCGTATGTATTTGGCAGCACAAAACCATCCGGGAAATTTTTATGCCTGTGAACGTCTCGCATAAACTCCATTTCACTCCGATAAGTCTTATAGCTTAAAAGCGTCACTGTTCCGATTAAATATCCCGCCGGCTGTGGCAATTCTCTTATTTGTTCCCAAACCGATGATGGAACTATTGAGCGCTGTTTTCCGGTATGTATGAATATTCTATGGCCGATAATACTTGCCGGCGGCGCCCATGTCCAGACTTCTATGTCTTTCATATTCTCCATGATAAGACAGGCCCACGGTTGTTTGACTGATAATGCTTTCATTCCGCTTCCTTTTTATTTCGTTCTGCGCGCTTTTCGGCAAGTATCGCCATGCGCTGTTTTATGAGATAGGACATGTCGGTGTCAGGTGGACATATAGAGATACAACCGCGAGGATTTTCTACCGTTTCCCGTCCCAATATCTCAAAAACTCTTTGTTCCGCAATCGTTAATATTGCTTCAATAAAATCGTCCGTATGCGTAATCATCCAACATTGCAGCTTTTCTTCGGAGTTGGTTTCAAGCGCCGCCTTTGCTCCGGCTTCGGCCGCTTTGCGATCTTCCGCCTCTTTTACTATGAGCGCTTCAACGGCTACTTTTCGTTCCGCATCATATTTCTTATCATCGGAATTGGAGAGTTTGAAGCCGTCTTCCGTTTCCCAAAATCCGGAGACTGCTTTAACGATTATTACTCCGCGCTCATCTTTCCACGCTTCGTTATTTTCTTTGTCTTTTCCCATGTATTCAATCATTTTTCACCTGTGGCCGCTTCTGTAGAGAATAGGCTTTTCTCGCAAGAAACAGATTTTCCTTTAATGATCTTGGCCTTGTAGGTATTATTAGCGGCCCATTTATTATTAGACTTAATTTCAAAAGCGCTTCCTGTGTGGTTAAAAGAGGTTGCCGGACGCCAGTAGAAGACGGCGAAGAATTCACCGGCGCCCGGTCCTCTAAATATTCTTTTTGTGGAAGATTCGCCGTCTCCATGCCCGTAATTTATCATCCCTTCAAATTATTGTCAATACCCTATAAATAAAAAAGGCGATCCGAAGACCGCCTTTTGCTTGCTTATTCAAACGGTTTCTTAGTACGTTGTATTGGCTATGTTTATCGTTGTCGTTCCGCCGTCTGTGATTGCCGCGTCCGTCATGCAGCCGACAATCTGATTGCTTGTGGCGCCGGGACTTACAACCACGCTGCCCGTTCCGCCGCCGGCCTTTGCGCCCACGCGAGCGCCTACTAAGCCGTTGTAATCTCCGGCAACCGCCACGCCATTTGCAACGTAGCCGCCTGTGACTCTGTTCAGATTGCCGGTGAGCGTCAGGGAGTTATTGAATTCACAACCCGACATCGTTATTTCGTCCCCGGTCAGATCAACGGCTGTATCGAATTTGCAAGCGCTAAACATTGCTTCGATAGCCACCGCTCCAATAGACTGCGCCCGTATCCGACATCCGGTAAAGATATTTTTCGACGCATTTACAAGCCGGAGAGCTTCGATGTCACAATCCGAAAAATAATTGCGCGGCGTGTTCGCAGAAGGTGTAACTGTCATTATGTGCGACTTCGAAACCTTGTTTCCCGATCCGTCCAGAGTTATAAACGTGCATGAGTCAACTTCGCATTCCGTCAGTGTCGCCCCGATTGACCCGAGAGCGTTGTTATCGCTGCCCACGCCCTTTATCGTCACCCGGCCCGATGATCCTATAGCTTTGAATGCCGAGCCGTTTACAGCGAGTCCGGTTATATGCACACCGTCAACAACACATTGCTCCGAAGTAATATCCATGAGCTTTGTGTTTACCCCGGTCACGCTACATATTGCGAATGTGTTTTCAATCCGTCCACTTGTTGCCTTGTATTTGATTCCGCCCTCATTTGCGTAGTCACCCGCGAATTCAAGAACGATGTCGCGGAGTATAACGTCCAGATGCCCGGTCATTGCGTTGACAAGCCACTGCTGCGCGACGGGATCACCTACCGCCTGTGAAATGACCTTTACGCCCTCTACCTTTGCATAATTGCCGTCCACGATCAGAAGATCGGCTACCGCGACTGTTCCGCGAACTACTCCGCCTTTCCATGATGCGGCCGCGCTGATCGTCAGGCTGCCGGCGCCCATGTCCATTATCACGTTCAGGGATTCGCATACAACGGCTGTCGTGGCCGGTATGACAACCGGAGCGCCCGACTCATCGTATGTCCCGTCCTGAATAAACACCGACTTTGGCGCAGGATGAGCCGCCAGAAGGAGAGAAACAGAAGCGTAGTCTCCGGTTGCGCCCACGATATAACTGAATGTCCGCGGTGTAGCCGTAGGCGCTGTTTCCCATGAAAAGCCGATGTCAACGGCTGAATTGGCGGTTAATATTTTGCCGTCCGCCCCGATCCCGAGCTTAACGATTGCGGCCGCTTTGCCGTCATATCCGAGCAGATCACCTTTAACCGCGAGAAGATCAACCGGATTGACTTTCCAGAGTAGGCCGGCGGCTTCGGACGCTTTGGCGCTTAAAATCATGCCGTCTGCGCCCACATTGACTATCGCGTCCACTTTCCCGGTTGAAGATATAATATCCCCTTTTGCGGCGAGCGCTATTGTCTTTGCCCATTCAATCCCGTTTGCTGCTGCTGCCCGAGCTTTGAGGACATAACCATCAGCTCCGGCGGCTACAATCGCCATAGCCTTGCCATCGTATGATGCCAAGTCGCCTTTTGTTGTGAATGGAATCGAACCGCCGGCAGCCGCCAGATTGTCGAGCGCGTCTTTTACAGTAGTTCCCGGCACTACCGAATCATTTGTTACTTCGTCCGCCGTAGTCCCGTAATCCCCGAGAGACGGTTTTTTGAATTCCTTGTTTTCGCCCTGTGCCATAATAAAACCTCCTGAATTTTGATCTTATTTTAACGGAATTACTTTCCGTCTCATCCATCAAATCAGACAACAATTAGCAACCGACTCTCATAGGAAAACAGTTGTCGAGGATGCGGACCGACAAAAGCGATAAAACCGTCTGCGGGTCTTTCAATTCGGCTATTTCAATCCCGTCCCGAATAACCTGCTTCGTTATCCCGTCATCAAGCAATACGCACAACTTGTAACTTCCCGTCGATGCGTCCAAAATTAAATCAGCCATGATGGTTCTCCTTTATCTAATATTTATGTTGATCTTGCACGTTTCATCGCTGTTCGGCTGACACGATTCAATGAATGAGCCGATGGAGATGCCCGCTGTTGCCGTCGCGCTTACGTTCACGCGCCCAGCCGTTGTGTCGTCAACGATTGCGAAATAGCCCTTTTGTGCGTAAGTGGAAGTCCTCACAAGCGCGTCGGTCGTTCCCGCCGTACAAACGCTAACAGCCGCGCCGTTAGCAACCGCATCGAGAACCACGCCGATTGTGTCCGTGGGATTTGTTGCAGAGGTTGAAGCGAGAGCTACGCCGTTAACCAGAACGCCGGTTAGAATATTGTTGGAGGTATCCGTATCGCTATCTTTGCTATCAGCAACAAGAAGTCTGCCCGTAATGCCTGACGAATTAAGCGCGGTGAGATTACAAGCGACTGCCCCGCCGCCCCACGCGTGCGAACAGGTGGCAACAGCCAGAGTTCCGGCTGTGTCGCGATATATTGTCATTGTGGCGGGTTGGGCTGTAGCCGTTGCGTAACTATAATAAAGTGCGCCGCCGTTTGTTTTTGCGATAACCGCGCCGTCAATAACCCACTGCGAAAATGCGTTCTGCGCATCCCCCGCTTCCGCGAACGGCTTACTCGCAACAAGCGTTCCGACAACTGACGTGCTGCCGGTGTCGTTGACCATCTTTTGGGCGTAACACCCACCAACTAAAACATCCGCCCCGCTAGTTACGGCAAATCTTTTCGTTGCTGTTTCCATATCCAACAAATAACCCGTTCCTGCCGTATATCCATAAATTAAGGTTCCTGCATTTCCGCTTTGGTTAGAATTTATATAAATTCCTGCATTGCTATAAAGATCGCCATTGATTGAACGATTTAGTATTTCAATAGGTCCATTCCCTGCCTTTGCGTGGTCATAATAGGATACTTTTACCGCGCCGCTATATCCAAGCCCTATGGTTGAAGATGCTAAAATATCCAAAACGGCAGCCGGTGAAGTTACGCCTAACCCCATCATTCCATTTTTATTTACAACTACCGTGTTGCCCTGACCCGAAGCGGGTGACAATCTCATTAAACCAGCAGTATTCGCTAAATCGGGTTTATTGACCTGAAACATTACGTTTGCCGTTCCCGTTGCTGCACCAATAATTGTATTGCCGCCTTGCCCAATTACCGCTACTGCTACTCCACTATCCTGAAAATTAGCTATATTTCCGCTTGCGCCCTTATTGTCAACGATCATTACCGGAGTCGTTCCCGTCGCCTGTTCAACAGTCAGATGCGCGGCTGTAGTCGTATATGTCCCGATTCCGACATGACCAAATTCGCCAGTGTTTGCAACATCGCCGCCCGCCGATTTGAGATATACGGAAGGCCTGTCTGCGCCCGCGCATAACGACACGTCTTTGTCCCCATAATTTGTGCATCTATGCGTATTGTCGATGCCAACTCCTATAGTTGCAGATAGGATACCGGCGGTATCGGTAAAAACGCCAAAGGATTGAGAATAAGAAGCACTAGCTATTGCGCTTTGTCCTATAGCTACTACTCCACCACCCCCGTTAGCCTGTGATTGATAACCTATCGCAACCCCATTGCCAACCGCACTGCTTTGATAGCCCATAGCGATTGAATTTGCGCCGCTTGCCGTATTGATATTACCCGCGGCAAAAGAATCTTGGCCGCTTGCTGTATTGCTCTCGCCTACAGCTGCGGCGTTAACACCCGTTAAAACGTGGTTGTATCCAACGGACGCGGACCCTAGGCTAGCATCGTAGAAAAACTGTGACGGCGTTGCCCCTGTCGGCGATCCCCAAAACGTGACATCCTGATTAGTTAAGGATGCGACTGCGCCAGTTGTCAATGCTCCATTTGAAAGAGTTATTGATTGCGTTGCCGATGTTCCGCTAATAAGCAAAACATCGTTAAGGCCGGGATTACCGCCGATGCCCGTGAGATGCGAACCGTTACCCTCAAAGAAATATCCGGCTGTGGCCGTGATATTATTTGCCACTATATCACCGTTGACCGTTCCGCCCGATGTCGAGAGATATGGAAGTCCGTTGTAGTTATAGCCGTCAACCGTGTCAGCGTTCAGATTGGTTACGAGAAACGTACTATCGACTGTAAATGGGGCCGTTGCGCCCGATAAACCGCCATCAAATGCGGGAACGCCCGTTACGGTTTCATTATCAGCCAACTTAAAAAATGACGATTCGTGGTAAGTATCAAGTAAATCAGAATCTAATCCGTTTCCTGCCCCTGTATGCAAAACAGCATTAGGATACTTAGCGGCCCCATCAAGCGGATAAATCATATTCATAACTGCCGTGGAGCTTGCATGTAGCGCGTCAACGGTATCCGAGTCAAGGCCGCCGCCACTTCCGGGATGAGAGCCATCCAGAAGATCAGCGTTGAGACTTGTAACTAAAAAAGTTGAGTCAACCGTGAACGGCGCTGTAGCTCCAGAAAGACCGCCGTTGAAATTGGGAACTCCGGTAACTGTCTCGTCGTCAGCTAATTTGAAGAAACTTGCCTCATGGTATCCGTCCAGAGAATCAGAATTTAAGTTTGTAACAAGGGTGTCGCTCGTTACAGAAATCGGAGATTGCCCCGGCGCTACTGTTGAAACAAAGCGCGAAGCTGTGGCGGTCCCTACAGTAGAAAAATTTGCAGCCGTCACCGTTCCCGATGCCGTTGTCATGTCGCCGTTGTCATAAAACGTGATCTTTTTTGTGTTTACTTTCGTGAAGGATGCTTCCGAATCCTCTACCTTTAATCCAAAAATATTACCGGGCGTAACCGCATTTAACATTGAAATTAATGCGTATGTCGGCTCAAGTCTAATTCCGGCGGTATCCGTTGAAGTTCCATTGGCCGTCAAATAAACTGTTTTTGCGGAATAGTCCATCGTAACACCGGCGTCCGGACTGCCCATCGTTAATCCCGTAGGCTGTACTAGAATTCCGCTTGTGCTTATCGTTGTATTCGGAGTTATTGTAAGTGTATCCCCGGCGCCTGTGCCACCGTGAAGTTTCGGAGAAACCAAAGATATATCAGCCGTAACCGTTCCTTCTGATGTAAGATTGCCGCTATCCGTTATGAGAAGTTTTGTAACCCCGAGCTGTTGGAATTCGGCTTTCCCGGTTTCGATATTCAAACCCCATAGTGGCCCGGAAAGTATGTGATTATACAAGCCAAGATAAATATTTACAGGCTCAAGTCTCAAAAACGGATCGTTCATCGTTGAGGTATCTGAAAATAGAGTAATTTGTTTTGAGGATTTATCGATCGATAATCCCGTTTTATCCGTCATTAGGTATGAATAATCATCGTCGAGTAGAAGTGCTATATTCGGAGAGGTTGCACTATTCGGTTTTAATGTAAGCGTGTCCCCTGCAATCGTTCCGCCCTGTACCGTTGGGGATGTCGTTGTATTCGTGGCCGTAAGATTTCCGGCATGAACATTCCCGGCGCCTATGGCATTCGCATTGACTATATCCGGGTTAATCGTTGCATTTCCGTTTGTTGTCCCTGAATGATCGTGGCCGGCGGGAATAAACTGGATCGATGTTTCTTTTGGCCGGGTGTCGGCGGAGAATGTTATAACGGCCATAAAACAGCCGTAAAGTAACATTCCGATAATACAAAAAAGAGCGAGATTTTTTTTCACGGCAATGTCCCCCTTAGTAGTCGAAAATCATTGTTTCGCCGGCAGTAACCGGAACAATCGTGGTAATGAGAGTATTCGCTCCGGCCGCGGCTTCGGTATAATCGTCCGTGAGCGCCAAGCGTTGCCGCTGTTGATACACTTTGACTTTTCCGGCTACAAATGTTGTTGGAACCGTGAAAGCATTTTCGGCGGCCGGCCCCGGGACTGCGTACTTTGCAGTACTTAGACCCCCGCTAACAACCGTTGCAAGATGATCCAGAGCTTCGGTAACTGTCTGCCCCGGAACACTTGAGCCATTTACAATTTCACCGCTATGGCTGTCTGTCGTTTCACCCGTCTGCGCAAACGCTTTAGGTTTGCGGCCGCCGAGATTAGATTTACGCGATCTGTTTCCATCTACCTGTATTCCGTTGGGATAAGGCATGTTTTTCCTCCGTTACGGTGTTTTGATATAAACAGCTACCACGGTGTCGCCAACAACCGGTATCGATCCGGGCGCAAAAGTAAACGTGCCATGCAGCGGATCGGTTTCGGCAAAATTGCCTGCCGCGGAAACGTCATTCACATAAACGTAAAGCGTTCCGATTGAATATTGATTTGCTACAGTGAAAAGATCAACGGGTACGGGTAAAACTTGTGCCGTGAGGTCTTCTACTTCATTTTGAATTGCAAGCGCAGCGCGAATCGCTACAAGCTCTGCCAATATCAATAATTGCGTTGCTTCTGTCGGTCTGCCCATCGGAGGAAACCCCCTGTATTTTATTTTCGATTATAAACCAATCATCGGAATTGCAGTCTTCATTCATGTGGGTTTCCGGCCAATCGCAGTTTTCCTCGATGGATTGTCCGTTTTCGTCTAATATTGTGGCGATCATTTCAAGAGTATCGCCCTCTAAATGCAAGCGTATATCGGGATTTTTTCTGCGCACTATGTCCTTACCTTGTTGTAATCCGAAGATATATGCCGTTAAGTAGTTCATGCTTGCATAATCACATGTATTTTTGGGTTTGTCAATCTAAAGCCAAAAAAAAAGCCCTCTTAGCCGATAAGAGAGCTGTCGAAAGAAATGTGATACCAACCAACAAGGCCTTATCTTAAACGGACGGCTCAAAGATGTCAATAGGGCAAATAAAAAAGCGCCGGACGGGGCCGGCGCTCTCGTTTCTATTATTCCTGTGGGCAAATTGTAGTTGGGTCAGCAGCACCCGCAATATTTCATATTTCTCACCATCCCTTCTTTTTTGAATGGTCCACTTTTATTTTATTCGAATTGCACTCCAAGTCAAGATCAGCTCAACATTTTTTGCAGCAAAGAGTCTTCAAGCGAAATTGACTTTTGAGAATCGATTTTATCTTTATGCCCGAGATAGACTTTTATCATATCGGCATACTCGCCGGCAATTTCATTTATGTCGCGCGCACAGTTCGGGCAGACAACATCGTAAGTATTCGGCATTCTACCCGGAATGCTATACAGATCGACTTCGCCGGAAACAGTAAACGGCTTCATGCACTTGGGGCAAAACAATCTATTCGTGCGCTCGATAACCTTTGCCAAACTTACCTTGTCGGCCATGTTTAATCCGGCCTGACTTGCGCCGTCACATACACAAACTGCGCGTTTTGCCTCTGTTATCCCATCCTGTTTGGGCAATATGTAGTTTATTCGCACGATAAACGAATCGCGGCATAAAGTACAATTTACGTCACTATCAATAGCTTTTCGAATTGCTTTCTCTTTTAGTGTCGCAAAGGCAAGCGCCCTATCTAAGAAGTTCATTCGATATTTCGGGCGCATCATGCTCAAATATCTACCAACAAACGAATAGTCTATTTCCACGATCATTCTCCCTTCTCGACAGCGGCGAGCGCGGATTGTAATCTAAGCGTCAAGCAGTATTCTGCATCAACGCATCCCTCGCAATGAGATCGAAAGCCATCACAACTTGCGTTATCTCTCACTTGCTTCGCCGCCTCGACCAACTTCGCGACGGACTCCATGTACTCGGCGGGGACCATTTCGTATCCCGGAGCAACTTCATCCTCATTGTCTCTTATGAACGCATCAAGAATCTTCATGTGCTTCCAGAGCGCCAGTGTGTCGGCGGCACTGTAATCCATTTCGTTTAAGAATGTTTCGAGTTGATCTTGTGACATGTTCAGAAACTTCAACATTCTCATTCCTTCATCGGCTGTTAGTTCTAACGGTTCGCCATTCATTTCGAGGCTCCTTTCTTACCGATAGTTGCCTTAATCGAATAACTTGAAAAGTCTCCGGGATTCAGGTCGAGGCACATTCCTATCAGCCAAGGAACATTACTCAATGATTCAGACAAGTCGTTGAGGCAGTGTACTTCAACCTTTTCGTCTGTAATTCCGGGCGCAAGAAAATCTATATCCTCGTTGACAGAAATGTATCTGAAAAAGTGACATTGGAAATAATCTTCATCATCACGATACATAACGCCGACCTTCTCCCATTTAAGCTCGTTAATCATTACGCCCGTTTCTTCATAAAATTCGCGCTCCATTGCTTTTACTGCGGTTTCTCTTTCTTCGATGTGACCGCCGATACCGTTGAGTTTACCGGCTTGCCACGATGGGCGATTCTTTCTGATAAGAGCAACCCTTGTCATTGACTTGTTAAATACGAAACCCACTACATAACGCGTATTCATCTTCGCTCACTCCTTTTCGTTTTTGATAATCGCGGGTACGCAGGGGCAGTCGGCGTGTCGCTTTCTGTTGTTTGCCTCGCTCGTAATTTTCATATATCTATTCGCGGAACACTCAATGCTATTGTCGCTCTTATAAAATTCACACGCGCAGTTATAGCAAAGCAATTCGGTGTTCTTGCAGATTCGCGGGTCAACCATCAGTGTCGCGTCGGATTCTTCACGAGGAATAATTTTATGTTCTGGGTCAACTAAATCGAGAAATCTTTTCCCCCAATCGTCAAGATGATTGCTATCGACAGAAGCATACTGCCTAAGTTTTTCGCCTAATACGCCACTCAGCGCATCTCTCGCCACTCGCATTTCCTGATCGTGTCCATCGCTCCACTTTAGGACATCTCCGTTTTGATGCCACCCAACTATGCCGTCACTGTTATTCATGGTGCCGAGCATGTTTTCCACAAATGGAAGGGCAACGCCTATAGCGGATTTCAGCCGCGCAATCTCGGCGTCCTTCGCGACAAGCTCGGCCCTTAGTTTATTGTTTTCTTCGCCCAAGTCCGCAATCATTTCGCATTCTCCACTTGCAAGGCGATCAATCTCGGCGCGGAGTGCGGCATCGTGTCTCAAAACACAACTATTAAAAAGCAGTGAATGTTTTTCTTGTAGCAATTTCTTGAGGTCTTCCCGTGTCAGCATGTCGCTCATTTGTCACCCGCTTTCGCGCATTCATATTTTTCGTAAATGATAAACCACTTTTCTTTTTTTTCAGTTACGGCTCTGGTAATATTCCAAATATCGTATTGGCATCCTAAATAATAACACAACTCCGTAAGCATATCTGTTTTTCTTTCCCATTCAGCCGTTTTGAAAACGATTGCAGTCGTGCAGTAAGTAAAATCTATATAACTCGTATAATGATGGATTCTATCGCTACATGAACATCGGTCAACGTAAGGATGCTCTTCAATCGAATGAGCCATGGCATAATCGAATTTATAGTGCCATGACCATTCACTTTCAGATTTCGCTACCGAACACGCCAACAGCATTACAATTACCAGAATTATGTCGCTCATTTGTCACCCGCTTTCTGCGCTTCTATTTTTCTTAGTGCCGATATTCTTCTTCTCGTTATACCCGCCTCTATACCCCGCTTGCCTCTTGTCTTGTCGCTATTGCTTGGATTGGCGGCTTCTTTTTCGAGCCACTTTAATTCGCTCTCTAATTGTTTGACAAGCATTGAATCGCTCATTTGTCACCCGCTTTCAGTTGTTTCGCGTTATTCCCAACCTCCGGCAGCGCCCGTAACATGCTTTCCGTGGCGCCGGCCTCGACAAGCCGATCCCGCTTTTGTTCCGGTGTCGCAAACGCCAGATAGACTTCCTGAAAATCTTTACGCAGATATTGGAGCGTCTTAATATCCACGTTTGCTAAAACTTCCCGGCCTCCAAATAACCGGATTGTTTTTTCAAGCGCCCTATCCTCTAATTCGCCTAATTTCTTTGTGGATTGAAGATACCGCACCATTTCCGTCCATGCTCCGGCGGACACCACGACATCCAAGTTACCGGACGGCGCCGGGTCCAGTATCGCAATAAACTCCGCCGGCCGCGGGAAGAACTTACTGGTTTGAATTAATCTCTTGGCCGCAGCGTCGATCTGTTGTTTTGTGTAATCCGAAAGCGCGTCCTCGTAAATTGCAATTAGCGGCTCCGTTATTTCTCTTTCATACGTCAGTCCAATCAGCGCCAACATTTCCTCGATCTTCTTGTCCTGTTGATTCAACATGGTTATTCTGTTCCTTTCTCAATTTATAGTTATTTACCGCCTCCATCGACTTTTGTTGCCTTATTTCTTCTTTTGTCGGAAAACGGGTAAATCCGTTACTTTTCGATTTATCATTCATATCTGTTTCGAGTTTATCATATTGCTCTCTAAGCTTTGAACCGGATAATATATTTTTCCACCAGAATGAATCTTTTTGTGACCAAGTAATTATTTCCCTGATTTTAATTATATTACGATTATCCCGAGTTCGCATTAATCTTATTTCGTTTGCCCAAGAATTTATTGATCCAGTTATTTTTCTATCCGGTTTATTTTCAATAATTAACGATTTGAGTAATTCAGCTAATTCTAAATCTATTGGCTCAAAACTAAATAAGGGTTTTAATTTTTTATTAATTGCCTTTTTAGGTAATGCGGGGATTACCGTCTCCGTTGGCGGTTCGTCTTTTGAATCGTCAACAAGAAAATCTTTTAAATCTTTATTCTTTACTTCTTTTGTAGTTATTCTTTTAAATACTTCTTGCCGGTTAGTTTTTTCATTTCCACCGGTTAGTCCACCGGTTAGTTCATCGGTTAGCGGTAATTCTAATTTATTATTTATTTCAGTATTCACGCCACTATTTTTTTCATTTCCACCGGTTAGTCCACCGGTTAGTCCATCAGTTAGTTTTTCGGTTTCCACCGGTTGGCATCGGTTAGTTGTAATTTTGTGTTGATAAATAAGCCAGTTGATTACAGTGATTTTTCTCTGTTTTACATCGGTTAGCTGTATCAGTTCTTCCGAAATGAAATTTGTCTCTCTCATTATCCGTAAAGCGGTCTTGATATTTTGCTCTCCGGTTGATTGGTGAACGTGATTTTTAATTTTAGGAACACTCGTGATCCAGACGCCACTTTCAAAATCAACATTATTCAAAATCGCAATAAGAACATCCCGGCCAAACGGATTAAGGCGCTTCCACGTTTCAGAGTTTTCTATTTTGCGGTGAAATTTCCACCAACCGACTTCGATCATTTTTTATTCGCCTTAGACCTTAGATAGTTAAGCGGCAAAGAATCTACCGCAGACAAGGGTTCGATTTTTAGAGCAACAATATTTATAAAATACCACTCTTTTTTCTTCACCTTAAAAATATAATCCGAAACGTCAGAGCCATAGGATAAGCGCCATTGCTCCGTATCTGTATTAAATCCAGTTGTTTTGAACATTGTCTGATAGCCCTCCATGAACGCCATTGCCCCGTAGAGGTATGGCGGCCGGGACGGGTACAATGACGCTCATGCAAAGCTATCGTTTGTTATTTCAACTGCTGTTTTGTGATATTGTTTCCTGCCGCCATGCCCGTATATTACCACTGTCGACTACCCGAGTCAATACCCGCCGTAAAATATTTATAATCCCCGTTTCCGGCCCGGTTTCGAACTTTCCGGCCTGTCGACTACCTACCCACCCGGAAGGTATAACTTGACTTTATAATTACGCACCCTATAATGAAATCAACTCATCTACCACGCGTAGAAGGAGTCACAACCCCGTAGAAATCTTACGCCGTTGTCAGCAGCAACCCAATCGCTCATCTGCCAAAGCAGCGTGAGCCTAAGAGCCGCCCGAAAGGGCGGTTCTTACATTTATACCGCCGGCGCCGATCCCCGCAGCAAGTATCCCCACCCCCGGACCACCCTTCTTTTTACATTAAAATCTTTTAATGTTTTTGCATCCCCGTATTTCCGTATATTGCCAGTTTGTAACTAAAGACTTAAATCTTTGCCGCGCACACGAATGATGTAATTAATATGTATATTCAGGCTCATCACCCCGCGGTCACTTATTCCCCGGTTTCGAGTTATTTAACTTATTGGCTTATCCCTTTTGGTTATTTTTTGGATTATCTTATTTATTATCGCCCAATCCCACGGCGCCCCGGTTTCCAAGCATTTCATGTCTCGAAATTCGCTGTCTAAGCCTTTCGAGGGCCGCGCCCGGTCAATGGCTCGTTTCGCTCCAGATCGTCCTGTTGCCGTTGTCGTGGCCGTCCTGCAGGCTCAAATTTTTATATATTTTTGGGTTCACTTTTCACTTTGTATATTCAGGTTCGAAAAGTTACCGGTTTTATTTTGGCAGGGGCGGTCTTCGCTATTAGGCAGTGCCGCAGCCGTCCGGAATCCCGAAAACCAAAACAAGCCGTTACTTTTAAGCGCGCGCAAAGCACAAAACACGCAAAGCACGTTAGTTAAAGCACGAATAACACGCGATAATAAATAATGCGATAAACCCAGGGCTTTTTCATGCTTTAGTTATTAAGGCTTTATGCTTTGCGTGTTTCAGCATGTTTAATCAATGAATATACGGCAATAATTCAATAATATGGCCGTATAAAATAAGATAATAACTAAAATAATAATTAATAAAATAAAATAATTCGCAATTAAGTAATAATTATAGCAATTAAAATAATGCGATAATATATAGTGTTTTTAATTTTGAGATTATATAATTCCGATAATTACATAAAATAATATGCTTGTTTATTCCGATAATTCCAATAATTACACGATAAAATAAGTTAAAGCACATAAAATACAATAACTAATATACGGCAAGTTTGCAATGATATAATCCGGCATAATAGCAATAATTCAATAATTCCGCGCGGCAATAGTTCCGACATGATAGAATTGATTATTCCGGCATGTAAATAATGTAAGAGAATAGAATATATATAATCCGGCATTATATCCGCTTGTTAATTCAATAGCTTATAATTCAATATAAGACTTGTTTATTCAATCCTAATAATGCGCCGATAATACCGGTATTGAATTCTATCCATTCAATAATACCGGCAATCCAATAATTGAATAATGCCGATAATTAATAGCTTAGAGCTATAAAATTATGGCGTAAATTAAAGTAAAATCACGCGCGCATTGATAGCAATAGACTCAAGCCCTATGAGCGCATTAATATCAACAAGCCTATATGCCGGCAGACTCAAGGTATATGAGTGCAATAGACTCAAGGCATAACTAATAACTAATAAATTGCACAAATAACAAAATAGATAATTATTAAAATAGATAAAACTAATAACCAATAACAAATAAAGCGATATATTAACCACAAACATAACACGATATAAAAGCCGTATAAACCGCAAATAAAAGCCGTGATAATTATTTTATAAAAGCACTTGTAATATTGATAGCGCGATATATAATAGTAAGTAAGATGATAGTTAATAACAAACAATATGAAAGTAAATTAAAAGCCGCGCGCGGCGCATGCTCGCTATGTGATAAGTTAGATAATTGCAAATATGACGTTTGCGCGCATTGTGATAATAATAGTGATAATATATTGCAATCAATGATACAGGCCGCGCGATTTTATTCTAAGGATATAAATAATTTAATAGATTATATAATTGACTACTTTGATACAAATTATAAATATGACATTAATAAAACTATCGGTTTATTCGATAATATTAATCTTAATGATAAAAGTGATGACTATAAAAACATTAATAGAATTAAAAAAGAATATAAAGCCAATAGTGATAAAATTGATTTTACGGGATTGAATATACAAATAAGGCAAAAAGACAATTACAGCGATATTGATAAAGCCAAAATTGCAATCCGCGCGGCTTTATTATCATTGATTAATTCCGGCGATAATTTGTATATAAATTGCGCCGATTTATTTAATAATGATTTATTAACTATTAGTATGGATTATATAATTGATTATACTCCGGTTAAAAAAGCCGTAAAATCGGATAATGATAAAATTCAATTATCTGATAAAATCAACAAATTGAATAATTCTATTGAGCTATTAAAAGCAAAGCAAAAAAAGCATTATACCGACAAAAAAGCTATTGCGATAATAAAGTTATCCGATAGATTGTCCGACTTACAATACAAGTATAATGATATAACTTCCAAAATTGATAACTTGCAATTCAACTATAGGCAATTAAAGAATAGCTCATTATCCGATAATGATAATTTATGGATAGAAAAGCAATTAACAAATATGGAGATTAAAATTGCTAAATTAGAAAAGCAATTAACAGCATAAAATTATAAAATTTTGGCCATTAGGCCGGAAAGTGTAGGGATTATAAAATGACTCAAACAAGTCTATTCACAAGTATTAAAACGCAAGTATTAGTAAATGAGACGCCAAAAATTAACGAATGTTTTAATTGTGAAAACTTCAAAAATTGTAAGATGCGCAAAGAAGGCGCGCGCGGTTGCGGCGATTTATTCACAACGGAAACCCGAATAATTGAGAGTAAGGCGATTGAATTATTTTAGGCGATAGAAAGCCTTTAGAGAACAAAACACAAGACACAGGAGACGCAGACCATGAATAAATCAAAATTGATAGCAGCGGCGGACAGCGGCCAAATGTTAAAAGTTATCATGCAGCTTGACACGCCGAGAATGCCGGAAGCAATACAAAGAGACTTTTGCGAATATTGCAAATATGAAGTTATAGCGACAGCGGACGCCGGAGACATCCTATCAATATGGAAATGCTTTACCGAGAAGTACCCCGAAAAATTGCAACTTAGAAACCAAGCATAAAACCACGGCCAACGGCCAAAAAAACGAAAGGAAAAAAACCATGTACGCAGAAATCAAACAGACCGAGAAACAGCAGACAACCAAAGCGGCGATATTAGAAATTTACAGAAAGCGAAAAATCCCCACGGTTGACTATCAGCTTTACCGAGGCGCAGTAATAGCAATAGCAAAGTAAACCAAAACCAGACCGGCGCAGCCGGAGAAAGGAAAAGCAGACCATGAAATATAACACACTTGCAGAGACGCAGAGAGCGCAGACACCGAGCGCGCGCAGCACCGGCAGCCGGTTAATTAATTTATTCTCAAATGCGCACTTGTCACCGGCACAGAAGACAGACGCAGCATATAAAATCGTAAGAGAGAGCGCGCCGGACCTTAACACCAACGAATATTTACAACACGCGCGGATATTGATAACCGCAGCCCGAAACGCAGCAGCCGAGAACGTGACCGCCGGAGAACTGAAAAGCGCAGCCGCCGAAGCTATCCGCGCGCACTTTCCAAACGCGACAGAAATATTTTAATCACAACCGGCAAACGCCGGAACAAACCCACGGCCAGACGGCCAGAAACGGAGAATAAAAGAAATGAGAATACCTAAAGAACTAATCAACAGCTTTACCGAGGAATTAGAAAAGAGCATAAAAATACAGCTTGAAATATCAACCACCGGACTCCGAAACCAGATTGACGCACAAGCGAAACGCGCGAATGAAGCCGAGGCAAGAGAACAGACCGCAGCCGGAGAACTGGAAAGCGCGCGGCAGATTATATCAGACTACACGGACACGATAGACAAAATCAGAGCAGAGAGAGACGGCGCAGAAACAGACTTGACAGCGGCCAAAAATCATTTGGCTACAATGGCCGAAGAAATCAAAACCTTGACCGAGGAAAAAGACGCAGCCGGAAAAGTTATTGACGCCTTAATTAAGACAATCAGCAAACAGGAAAACGAAATCGACAAGCGAGACGAAGACGCCGAGGAATTAGAAGACTGGAGAGAGAGACGCATAGAGACAGAAGCCGCAGCACAGGAAATCCGAGAACTACAGAACGAAATCCGGCACAATATGGAGACGGCAGCAACGGCAATCGAAACGGCGCAGAATGAGAGAGACGCAGCCCGACAGGAAGCCACAGAACTTCAAAGCAGCTTGACGGAAATTGCAGCAATAGCAACGCAGAGAGCCGAAGACCTTAACACAGCCGCGCGCAATTATGGAGAATTGCATAATTTACTTGCACAAGTAAGAGAGAGAGCAGCCGAAGACAGCGAATATAATATCAAACGCATGAACATTATAAACGAAGCCCACAACGTAATTGAAGCAGCAGAAGCCAAAGCCGGAATTACCTTTAATGATGATGAAAGCGGAATAATTGAGCGCATAAAAAATTATATTGCATACGCCGAGGAACTAAGAGAGGCAATAGACCACGCATAAACGCCGGACGCCCGACAGCAGCCGCGCGGCGATCCAGACAGACCGCGCGGCCACCGCCGGACGCCCGACACGGGAAAAATAAACCGGAGAGAGGAACTAAAAAATATGGCCTGTGAATATTTAGAACAGCTAAGAAAGGCGGCAATTTTGGCGGCAGCGAAACGAAAAATATTGAAAGGAGAAATCACCGTAAAACGGAACGCGCGAACCGGCAGACTTGAAATTTTAGGACTATCGGCAGCCGAGCGCGGCCCGATGGGAGACGCTTGCATTATCGCCGGACTTGCAAAACAACCGGACGCAGCCGCAGCCCTAAGACGCGCCGGAGTAAACACGACAGACGCTATCAGAACGCACGAACACGCCCACGCCCACGGCATACAGCACTAAAAGAGAACGACAAAACAGCGGCATATAAACCGCATAGAGAACGAAAGGAAACCAACCAATGAATTATATAGACCAAATCAAAGCCATGCAGCGGAGCAAATGCGGCGCAATATGGACAACGACCAGAGAGGAAGCGCGCGCCGAGGCACTATTAATACAAGCAGCCGGCAACTTGCAAATGTTACCCTTTACATGGACGGTCACTACAGGATTATATGACCACACGGCACAGCGCGCAGACGCCACGAAATACGACCCCCAAGAAATGTTTTCAGCGCAGCAGCGGAACAAACCGGAGCGCGCACTATACATTATCAAAGATATTACACAGCACTTGCAGGAAGCCGGATTGAGACGCCTTATAAAAGACGAATTGACAGACGGACGGAAACGGGACAGTAAAACCCAAAAGCTATTTGTTTTTTTGGACACCACACCACCACCGCAGACAATAAACGGCATATTAGAAATACCGCTTGAACTACCCACCAGAGACGAACAAGCCGCCCTTTTATCACTTGCAATCACGGCGAATCCCGAAAAGACACCGGACGAAGAAACCCAAAGCGCAATACTGGACAGCTTGACAGGTTTAGACAGCGACACCGCGCGGAATGCTATTCTAAAATCTTTGGTTAACACTGGAGCAATCACGCCGGAGTTTATTGCAAAGGAAAAGCGCAATTATGTTAAGTCAGCGGCTTTAACGTGGACCGATCCAGACCCGCGCGGTTTAGAGGCAATCGGCGGTTTAGAATTCCTGAAAGAATATTTGTTGAAAGCGCGCGCGGCAATGACAGCAGACGCCCAAAATTGGGGAATCCCCGCACCCAAAGGAATATTATTAGTAGGTATTCCAGGCGGCGGAAAATCCTTGACGGCAAAAGCAGCAGCAGCAGCCTTTAGAATCCCATTAATTCAATTCGATATTGCGGCCATATACGGGAAATATGTAGGCGAATCAGAGCAGAACATGAGAAACGCTTTACAAATACTTGACGCAGTATCACCGGCGGTTGTTTGGATAGATGAAATTGAAAAGGCACTAAGCGGAACAGGCAGCGAAGGAGACGGCGGAACAGCCGCGCGCATATTCGGGAATTTTTTACAATGGACACAGGAACGCGCCGGAAAGTTATTTATTTTGGCAACGGCAAACGACATATCAAAGTTACCACCGGAGCTAAAGAGAACCGGAAGATTTGACGCTTTGTTTTATGTAGGAACACCGCACCGGACAGAACGCGAAGCAATAGCAAAAGTTATGATGAAGAAATACCCACGCACAGCGAACACAGACGCCGCGCGGATTGCCGAAGTATCAGACGGTTATACAGGCGCAGAGATTGAAAGAGCCTATCAGGAAGCCTTAACAACGGCATACAATGACGGCAAGCGCGAACCAACAACCGAAGACGTTACAGAGGCAATCAGAGGAATTACACCTATCACGAAAATTGACGCCGTGAAAATGGAAGCCCTTAAACAATGGGCGAAGACAAGCGCGCGAAATGCGAGTAAAGAACCGGAAGCAAAGACAGCAAACGCAGCAGACATATTCAAAATCTAATCCGAGCCACGCGCCGGAGAAAGGAACAAAGACAGTGAGACGCATACCTTTGAAACCGAGCATATTGATATTGCATGACGTGAGCTTGACGGGAAATGTAAGCTATAAAACCACATCCAGAGAAGAAGAAACAAACGGAAAAAATGAGCTTGTCAAATGGGAGACAACGCGCGAAATCCAAGACAAGCCGGAACACGACCGCGCGCGCGCACTCCGAGCCAGAATCAAAACCGCATTGAAGACGGCCACCAAAGGCGCGATATCGGATATAGGACTATTTGCGCCGGACATCCCGCAGACGTTCGAAGCCATAACCGAAGCCGAGAAAGAGATAATCCAACAGGTTGACGAATTCAACAGCGGAGCATATTACAGCCGGATATATAGCCAGATAATTACTTTTCAAATCACGAGCGACAACGCCCAAGCACTACAGGCAATAAGTCAGATGATAACCAACGGATTGACAGACCTAAAGGCGGCAGTAAAAGCAGCGAACCCGGACGCCATAAGAGACGTACTAAAGGAAATGAAAGGACTTGATGCACTATTGCCAGACGCCAAAAGCGAAGAACTCAAAAAGCTAATGGACGCCATGAAAAAGAAAGCGCGCGACATAACGAAAGAGATTAAGAAAGCCGGACGCCAATTGGATGAAAGCGAGCTAATGAAATTTACCACGACAACCGGCATACAAGCCGCAGAGATGCGCATATTTGACGAAATACCCGAAACCGGAATCCCCGCCGAGCTAATGACCGGAGCCACGGCCCAAGAATTATCAATAGACTTTACAGCCGAGGCAGCCCCGACACCGACAACCGAGACGCCGAGAACCGACAGCGGAGAAGACTACAGACCCGACAACGGCCCGGAGACAGCCCCGCAGCCCGTAAACGGCCCGACAGCGGAAGAACTACAGACAGCAGCCGCCACAGCTTTACAGCCCGACCAGACGCCGGAAGGCAGCCGCTTGAACGACTGGACAGACCCCGAAGACGAGGAAGTCAGCGAACAGGCGAGGCAGCGCGCCGACCTAATCGAAATCATGAACAATTCAGACAGCGAAACGCGCGAAGCTATCCGCGCGGAACTTGCGAAAATGGACGCCGAGAACGCCGCCAAAGTATAAACGGCCAGAAATGCAGACGGGAAGAACGGCCCACAGCAGCCGAAAACCCCGCCAGATTGACGCCAGAGGCACGAAACCGGCGAAAAGCCGACAACTACACCAGAACGGCGCAAAACAGCGCAGAAAGGAGACGCCAACAGCATGAAACCGAGCATACACGAAATAGTCCGAACAGTTAAAATCACCTTTACCGGAAACACAACAGCCGCCGCGCGATATTGCGAGAGAGTAGCAGCGCAGAACGGCGAAGACGCCGAGCAATACACAGCAGCCGCCCAATATTTCAGACACCACGAAAAGCGAGAAAACGAAAGTTATTTATATTGTTAAAAAGACATACACAGGCAGCCGGAGACGCGCGCGCCGGGACAGCCGAACCGGGCGCCGGCACCGCCGGAAAACCGAAACGCCGCCCCCGATCCGGCCCCACGGCCACCGGCAGCAGCCCACCGGCGCAGACCACGCGACACGCGCACGAAATAAGCCCTTAGGGGAATTTTACAAAGACACAGGCGGCCAACCCGCCGGAAAGAGAGAGCCAACGATGCCACAGCATAGAAAATCTTTCAAGCACAATATAGGCGATACCGTATTCGTTCTATGGAACGACTGTTTGAGTAAGTGTGAAGTAAAAGAAATAACTATAGCCGGGACGGGTATTCATTATCGCGTGGATACTTGTGGTTATTCACGACTTTATCATGAATCCGAAGTCGCAAAAACAAAATCCGCACTTGCGGGAAAAATAGGAAGGAAACAATAACATGAGCAAGCCACTGCCTAACTGTCACTACTGCGGAAAGACCATCAAGCGGAAAGCGAGAATCATCTTCGACTTTCACGGAGATAGGTTCGCGTGGCACACGGATGACGGCTACAAATGCACGAACAGCGACCCCGACTTTGAAATCGCTTGCGGAGTGTTTTCTGGCAGGGTACTCGAAAGCGAAGGTGTGTGCCTGTTGCAGAAAATCGCGCACAGGCCGAAGCGCACTTATATGAAAGAGGTATAACGTGAGAATTACAGAGGCAAGTGAGTATCTCGGAGTCAGCATCAACACCCTGAAGCACATGGCCGACAGCGGGCAGATACGCTCCTACAAAACCAACGGCGGCCAACCCGCCGGAAAGAGAGAGCCACAAAATGAAGACGGCAGAAGAAGCAAAAAAAGCGATTGAATATACAGATAAGTTATATCGCGCAGTAATGGAATCCGAAGACATTATTTTTAATTATCCAGAGAACGACAGCCAAAGATTTGAAGCGATAAAAGAAACCGTAAAAGAATCAGAAATGCGCGACAGATACACCGGCGCCGTTGACGATACCAACCCCGCCGACACCTTGCGCGCATACATTGAAGAAACCGAGGCAGCACTAAAGACAGCGGTTGACGAAATAGATACCCTTAGAGCAGAAAATCTAAGACTCAAAACAGAGACGGCAGATATAAAATTTTGTTTCGAGAAGTTACAAAAAGACTTTATCGAAAATGTAAGACTCAAAACAGCGAACACCGGCAGCCTTGAGAAGTATTTAATTATGACCGGCAGACAGACAAACGAAAGAGATATTTTATTTGAGAAATTACACAACAGCGGAAACTTGAGAGAGACAGCCACCGAACAGGCAGACGCCGCAGAAATTGAGCGCGACCAGTGGCAAAGGCATTATTGGGAAACCCGCACTTTACTTGAAACAACAATTAGAGAATGCAGAGTTAAAACGTGAAGCCCTTAGAGGCAGAAAGGAAAGGCCCGAAGATGCAGACGAAGACGGCAGCGAAACAGATGCAGCTTGACGGGATAGATTCAGAGAACGAAGCGCGGCGGCAATTAGGGAAAATATGGCTTGCAAAAATACAAGCCGAAGTATTTACAGAAAATAAAATGCCCTTAGAGGCAGAAAGCAGAGGCGCAGAATGAAGGCCATAATCACAAGTTACACCGGCCCGACAAACCACAGAGGCCCACGCATTAAGGCCACAGACAGCGACAGAAACACAATAAGCATCCCCGTACCGATTGAAGAAGACAGCGAACAAGCGCACGACCACGCAGTCAGAACGCTATGCGAGAAAATGAACTGGACAGGCAAACTTGTTAAGGGAAGTTTGGGGAATGACCGAGTTTATGTTTGGTACGAAACCGGAAAGGAGATTGAAATATCATGAGCGAAACAAACCCGACAATGACTGATTTATTTGGCGAAGTGATCCACAGCTATACACGCGCCCAAGCGATTGAAGACGGCGTTTTGATTGACTTGTCAGCTATTGCGCCGGACGTATGCAGACAGCATTATAAATATCCGATTGCTTGCACAGCTCCAGTTTGGAGCATTATAGACGAAGCAGTTAATAATCCCCGCTTTGATTGCGACCACAAGGGAATTATTCACGACATGCTTTTCATGTCTATTCACTACAAAACTTTTGTATTGTCTGAACAGGAAGTTATTTTTGAATGCATGATGCCGCTTTACGAACACCAGAAAGTTTATCAATTCAAAATGAATTGCGGCCCGAATGACGATTTGACGCCATGCTTGACTATCATGCTACCAAATGAAGACTGAATACAAAAACCCAAAGGAGAACGGACGCCATGAATGCCACAATCGACACCAGACGGACGAACAGCAACGCAACGGCCAACCGGCTATTTGACGCAGCAACGGCAGAACTGGAAGCAGCAGCGGCCACAATGTTGAAAGATGCAAACGCTTTGATGGTAGAGGCGGCAAAAATCCAGAGACGGAAAGGAGCAGCAGCATGAACACCCCGAAAGATTTTGTTTGGAACGAAGACGGCCAACTTGAACACCGACCAAACGGAAAAGACGCGCAATATTGGGAAGACCACCGCCCGACACGCGCACAGGAGCGCAGAGGCAAAATAGGTTGTGCTTGTTTATTCACGGCAATTTTGGCAATCATGTTTTTACTCATGAACTGGAACGCCGAGCGCGACTATTACAAACAGCTTTACCGGCTCGATAATTGCGCGGCCAAGCACTACACGATTCAGGAATGTAAGGATAACTGGACAAAATAATCCCTTTAGGGACAAATTGAAAGGACACAGAAGCCATGAAGAAACAGAAAAATATTTATCCGCAGTTATTCAAAAAAGGCTTTATGTATTTATTCCAAGACGGAGAGGCAGAGACGGAATTATCAGAAGTTTACGCAACAAATGACTTCGGGAAATTATGCTATGATAATCTGAATGAAAATACAATCGAATTTTACATGATGGGCAATGACGAAATTATCAAAAGCGTAATCACCGAAGAAATGGAGTATTGCTAAATTCCGCCATGTCCGAGAACCTATCATTTGACTTTGACGCCACATACCGAGCCGAGGCAGCCCAACAGCCGCCCGTCTTAATATCGGCGCACACGCGCGAACAGAGACGCTTTGACCGTGATTTTTTCATGCCTTTACTTTCACACGCCGAGGAAAATCTATTACTTGTGAAGCGATCCGGCGGGAAACTTTTAGTCAAGCCAAACTGTTTGCGCGCAAATGATATGTTTATTCAATGGAAAAGAAATATGTCGTATTACGGCCACACATGGAAACAGCATTTGACGGTTGACGAACTTGTCACAAACGGCGAGATTCCCGGTCTTGAAAATACAGGCTTGAAATTGCACATCGAACCGGACTTATTCAAAGCGGCCCTTCACCGGCAGAGATTCTACAACAAAGAGGGATTGCCCCTGAAAGAAATCCCAAAGGCTCTTAGCGCCGAATATAAAAGGCACAGGCGCACACTCCGAGCCATAGGATACAAAGATTTACTCTATCCCTATCAGCGCCATGATGCAGCGGTACACGCACTAAAGAATTATTCTTTCCTTGCATACAAACAGCGGTTAGGGAAGACGCGCACAGCCATAGCAACGGTTATTCTTAAAGAGACAAAGATTAATTTATTTGTGTGCTTTTCATCCCTGATAGAGACATGGACCGATGAAATGGAAGTTATGAATATCCCGAAATCAGACATTAACGTAATCCGACATCCGAGCGATTTATACAACCTAAAGAAATTCAACATCATAGCATTTGAAACCTTGCGCCGAGAGGAACGGAACGAAGGCCCGATACCATGTGAACGATGCGGCGAAATAGTGACAAGCAAAATCTGCATGGCCCCGAATCCCGACATCTACAGCGCTACAAAGACATGCGGTTGGAATAGATATGATAATTCAAGCTGTCCCAAATGCGGAGCAATAAAAGAATTCACCGGACGCCATTGTAACGCTTGTGATTATTCAGCTTTCACATGGACACCCGCCCTTTATAAGCGCATGAAGAAATCGTTTGATTGTATCGTAGTAGATGAATCACAGGCGAGTAAGAACCGGAACAGTCAGCAGGGGCGCGCTCTTAGGGCGCTACAGGCAAAGCATAAAATCATACTCACAGGCACAATCTTAGAGAATTATATTAGCGAATGTTTTTGGCAACTCTGGTGGTTGTTAGGTAAGGGAAGCCCACGTTTCCAGTATCAATACAACGGCGGCTATGCGCTATTCTTAGAGCGCTTTTGTGTCTACACGAAAACCAAGTCAGGCCGTAATAAACTATCCCCGAAAATCAGGAATGCAGAATTATTTTATGAGCTGATGGATACCGTTATGACGCGCCGGACAGAGAAAGACCCCGATGTCGCCAAGTTTATAAATGTTCCGGACATAAAGAACGGCAAGCCATCCTTTATCAGCATAGAGCCAACGGCGCCGGAGAAAGAAATCTATGACCGAGCAGTCGACAACTTTGAAATATGGTACCGTGAGCAGCTTGCAGACTTAGACGAAATGCCGGACTGGATGCGCGGGACTTCTATGAAGCAATTATCGTCAGCCGTACTTGTGAAGCTGAATATTTTACGCCGCATATCATCCTGTCCATTCCTTTACGATTCATACACCGGAAACGGTACCGCAAAGATGGAATTCATAAAGCAGATCGTGAAAAAGAAAGTGGACGCCGGAGAGAAAGTATTAATAGCTTCCGTGAATAATCCGTTTGTTGATAAGATGATTGCAGCGATTCCCGGCGCAGAGGGATTCACCGGCAAGATGTCGATTAAACGCCGGAATGAAATGCGCAAGAGATTCCAGAACGAAGAATATCCGAAAGTTTTAGTTGTATCTACACAGGCTTGTAATTTAGGCGTCAATATGACTTCCGCATCTACAGCTATCATAGTTGACTTATTGTGGTCCCCGAAGAAATTAGAACAAATGTGGAAACGTATTCATGGACCGGGACAGACCGCAGAATGTGATATAATCTATCTCATAAATGACGGCATGATTGATGAAGACATTAACGAACTATTGATAGGAAAGGACAGGGGAATTGATGAAGCAATAGACCGGATTAAAGACGATTCAGAAGTAGAGTATTTCAGTCCGATAGAGTTTGCAGAAAAAATGCTTAATAAGAGAAAAGGAGAATGAATAATCATGGAGCCGGAAAAAGATATTTTGGGAAATGATATTAAGAAGTGCGAAATATGCAATAAACAAGACGGTTTAGGATTTAGAAAATGCCTTAATTGTGGCGCTAAAATATGGCTATGCACATTTTGTGTGCCGGTATGCCTAAAATGCAAATGTCCGTCAAATAGAATTTCAAAAGGATCAAGAATATCAAAGCCGAAACATAAACTTACAACCGGAAGGATTAAATAATCATGGCATACACCAAAAAAGAATACCCGCGCGCTCCACTATTAACATGTGATCCGGACGATATACTTACAAAGGAACAGGCCGCCGAGGTAATAGGTTGCAGCGCTGCGTTAGTCGCATTGTATATGAAAGAAAAGAAAATCACTTGCTATATTATCAACTGTAATCAGGGACACAGAGGCCGCCACGAAATGCGCATCATTCTCCGGGCAGACGCTTTGAAATTCAAAGAATGGTGGATAGACGGACCATTGAGAGACGGGAAGCTAAGGACGTTAAGCATTAACCTTAAACAAGCCATGTCATGGCTCGATAAGAAAATACTATGTGAACAGGAAGCCATAAACGCCGTAGAATCGATTAATAGTGCTACACTATATTGGGACGGCGAGAAGATAAAACAAGCCAGAGAGAAGACGCGCAGACAGCGAGAATATGCAGAATTACAAGTTATGCGATATGAACAAAGAGTAATTAACCGTAAAGAAGAATTGGAGAAAGAGAAGGAAAAGAGTTAAGGAATTTCCCTTTCCGCCGGTTCAAGATATTCAATCCCCAACGCAGTAAATATGTCTGATTCCCTGTCTATGCGTATCTGTTTGATTTTAAGCCTGTCAGCAAACATCCCCGATCCGTCAGCCGCCAAATACTTTTCTTGTTTACCACAGAGGTTCATGATTCTGATATTATGGTCCTTGCTACCGGTTCGAATGAATAGAACAATCGGGAACGTATGCGTATCAGCAAAGTATAAATCTACTTGTATCTGATCCTCATACCAGAAGGACGCCAATCGTTCACCCCACTTCGGCGCAGGCATATTCCCGAATAACGGATGATGCGCGAGACAGATACCTTTGATCTTGTCTATACAGTCCGGTTTCGGGATTAGTACGATGTCGATGTCGTGGACTACTGGACGCCGGCGCCGAATGCTTCCCGCCACTTCTATCCGGACGCACAAGTCTTTAATTTCGTCAACAAGTAAGCCGGCAATCATACGAGCTTCCAGTAATATCTTTTCATTTTCTTTTGTCATGTGATTATCCCTTTCCTTTTATCGCATCTTTTATTGCATCTTTCCATTCTCCGACTATCCAGACTCTTGACGGCAGTAAATCAGCATTCGCCAATTCCAGAGGCACATAGCACCCAACAAGCAGCCTGTCTAATTTTATGACTTTTAATTTGTAGGCGACTTGAATAATCATATTGCTTTCTTCAAATGGTTTGCTGCAAATAGACGGATATTGAAGCGACCCGAAATGCGCATGCTGTATTTTTAACGCCGTTTTTTCTCTGCACATTTTACAGGCGCAGTCAAGATAATTGTCAGGCGTTATATATCGTGCGCATTGCTGTTCATTGAATATAATCATAGCGGTAATTCCCCCTGATTTTCATTCAGTATTTTATTTGTAAGACTCCATAAACGAATTGTCCTTTTGCCGCATTCGCCATAGCTTTACGCCTATATCCTTGCCGAATTTTTTAATTAAAACATCCTGTTCGCCGTAATACTGCTGTAGTTGATGGGCCATAAATAATTTGTTTTTTAGCACATAATTTTTCTTCTTATAGAATATCAGAGCCATTAGAAATTCGACAGGAATATCAATATCGCTAACATCCGAGCCTTTTGTACATCTCCATGATATTTTACCATGAATATATAGGCCGCATTCAGGTGGAATTTCAGCGGTTTTGCATATTCCCGATTCGCAAGCGTAATAAAATCTATGACAGAATGGTAGGTACTTTTTATATTTCTCGGTTTTAATATCTTTCATCAGATCGGCGCGGCTTACTTTTACCTCGAATATATCAACGCAGAATCGGGTAAATGATGGGCGAATATTTACCACATCGGCAATAGCCACGCCATTTACGGAATATGTTGGAATAGGAATTTTGCCGTATTCGGTTTCCATATATTTTTTATCATAAGAGACGCTTGCCCGGCGCGCAGCCTGCCCGAGCCATACGGAACCAAGAGGAACTTCGGTATAGATCGTATCTTTACACTCGGCAAGCGATAGACATAATTCGGTGTGTTTTCTCATTATAGCGGTAATTCCCCCTTTATCGGCTTGCCGGTTTTTGCAGCTTTCTTTTGCGCCATCTTTAGTTTTTTCTTCTTACTCTTTTCATCTTTAGCGTCTTTCTGTAAATCAAAATAATTGCTTTTCTTCATGTAACAATAAGCCTTTGCCATACCTATAGCATCGGCCCGGTCATTGTCTTTTAATACGTCTAAATTCAAGCCGTATAATTCATTCGATTTTTGCACTATCGGCCCTTTCATTGCCAGTAATCTTTCAACCGGTTTCATTCCCTTAACATTCGGCTTTTTAATCCCGCAGAATATCGAATACCATTGGCCGGCAGCGACTTCGAAAACATTAGTACACCACGGAGCGAGAATGCACAAACAACCCCCAATCATGTAGCTGATAGACTTTCCAACGGACGGACCATTAGTAAAAAAAGGCTGCTCAATTACAATAGTGTCGATAGGGAAATCCATTAGATTAGTTTCTTTTAGGCACTCTTTCAGAAGACGCGGCCCACGTTTCAGCCGTTCATAGAAATCATCGTAATGCCCCAAGTGTATGACTCCGGACGCCAACAGCTTTTCTTCTCCGAGACTCATAACGGCATAGCCTATATTGTTTGTGGAAGCGTCAATCGCTATTATCAGAGCCATTTTCAGCCGCCTTTTCTTTGTAGTATTCAGCCCGTCTTTGTTCCAGAATAATACTTTCAGAAACCGACACTTTTCTACAGCCTAAAACATTCGCATAGAACCAATCGCCAAAATGCGTTCTTAGATAAGCATAGGAAACAGGGTCCGGTTTATTCGTCATGCTATTGGTTACACCGACCACGTTTTCCCAAAGTTCAGTATATTTCGTTTCGCCGCATAACTTCATTCTTTCACCGCCCTTGTTTTATTAATGCTATGAGTATACAGATAAAAAATATGAATAATATTGCTTGGCAGATATAACCAATTAGCATTACAGCTTTATCCATTCTCCATAGGCGAGACGTTCAGCTTTCTTTAATTGCTTCATCCCGGCTTTCTTGTCGCCTATTACTATGTTTGCGCAGCCGCCATGTATCAGTAATTCAATCTCCGAAAATGTCTCTTTGAGCGCATTCGCCGCTTTCTTCTGTTTCGCCTTGCACTTCATTTCCATCTTCGCTCGTTTCTTCAATTCCGTCTGTGAGATATTCTCCATCGTCACAATCCTCCATGTCCTTTATTTTCTGTTCTTCTCTTAGCTTTCGTGCTAATGCAGTTAGTTCTAAATATTTCTTTTGCCGTTCAGCCCGGATCGTAGGCCATTCAGCAGCAGCTTTACGGCGCTTTGACCAATCGACATTCCAGTAAGGCAGCGCTCCGGCATTCTTACACACCGGGTCAGGGCAAAGAGGTATCGGCGGCTTTCGAGCTGCATTGTCCGGCTTTCTCCACCATTCCTTAACTTCTGATTCTGTAAATTCACGCTCACAAAATGAGCAAGTGTACTTTCCTTCTCGATCCTTTTCACGCTGTATGATTCGTGCAAGTAAGGCGTCCGCATCGATCGGTTCCGTATTCTCCGCAAACGGGTCTTTTTCGAAGATGAGAGCAAGAATGTCGGCATCGTCTTCGGGATAGTTCAATCCAACTTCTCCACGGTCTGAATCTGAATGTTGTCGAGCTTATAGATCAGCCCTTTGTACGTTGCTTTGAGCCAGAAGAAGCCCATGACTCCGGCGCCTATCAATCCGCCGGCAATGAGAAGCATGAAGCCCATGAAGATTACAAGCCATTCTGATATTTGCATTTGATTATTTCTCCAATCCCATAATTTGTATCATTCTTTCTTCGTCGCTTAACTGTCCCTGTAAATCTATGGTTGCGAACTTTTTTATAATATACTTTTTTCTTTTGTAATAAATGTAATCTACAATAAAGCCAATATTAAAATCTTTGCAATCAATAGTCTCGCGATAAATCGGCTTTTTTATTCTTTCGATAAACTCTCCTTCATCAAATACCAGTATGGTTCCGACCCTTTGATATGGCTTGGCCTTAGATTGTCTTGCATTCTTAACCTTTCCGATCATCTGTTTTTTTCGGTCTGAAATTTTCATTTAGTTATCCCCGCTTTCCGTTCAGTTTTTTAAGATATTCCTCGTAAGCCTTTTCCGCAATTCGGCTAAACCACTCATTGCAATCTACCCATACCGCCATAGGTTCTAATTTGATAGGACCATTAATGTTGAAAGTGTCTTCAAACCCTTCATCTATTTCTCTTTGTATTTTCCATGTCAACGGACAGCCCGTTTGCGCAACTCTCAAAACATGCGTCTCTTTCTTATAGGTAATATTTCCGAATTTCTGGATGAGCCAAAGAGACATTTTTCCGCAACCATCATCTTTTTCATTTATGGCAACATTGATTATCTCTATTTGCATGATTTATCCTTTCAGTTTGTTTTTGTGATAAATTCGGGCATCGGCAATTCCCATTTACAGCCCGGAAAATTAAGTATCGTTGTTAGATCAGAAGTCCAGTCTTCAATTATCGGACAGTAATGGAATATGCGTTCAGGCGCTATCAGAGTGCCGTTATGCCATATATCTATATGCTCCGTTTTTGTGCGGTCCCAATGCTTACAGGTATCACAGGCTTGAACGACACAATAATTACTTTCGGCTTCCATCCTCATCCCCGCTTTCCGTACAGTATTTTTTCCCACCAGTTCGGACGCCGCGCCTCGACACGCAAAACTTTATGCGTTTCGTGATTATGATTAACTTCCCCGGCGCTTTTCGTAACTTTTTCCCTTTAGCACCCATGACCGATAACTTAATCACATCCCATCCGGCTTCATCCAGAGCTTTCCATGCCATTGTTTCACGGTTAATGTTTTCCATGCGGATAAAATCATCTACACATTTCGTCATTGCATCGGCAAACGGATATTTGAAATACATACTCCTTTTGTTCTTTTCAGTCAAAATGTTAAACTTCAAGCTATCCATGATTCAGCATCCCCCAATCATTGCGCTCATTACCATCAGCAAGAAAGCCATCCACATTATCCGCACTACTATCATTATCAACTCACTGACCACGGACGGCTTATGATACATATTATCATGGCCCCAATTATACGGCGAGAATGTATATATGCGACCACCTAAATCATCGTAATAGTCACGGTTGAGTTTCATTCATAACCGCCTTTCGGCCCATTCCATTTATAACCGGGGCGCTTAATAAATTCTTCTATATATGCAACCATGCGATCAGATTCTTTTCCGTTTGATACAACATCCCCAAAATTTACCATTAAAGCGCCCGGTATATTGCCTAATAATATTTGATCGAATATTTTATAAGCAGCCGTCCTGCTAAAAATTTCATATCTTTTTCTATGCTTACAGTTACCCGATTTTGTAGTTAAATAAATATAGGGAGCGCCAGACGCCCATTCGTTATCAATTTCCTTGAGTTCTATTCCGACTATGGATTTCATAATCAACTATCCGGCTTTCCGGCTATGTTCATTTCTTCCTCGTTAAGTAAGCCTGTAATTCCGCTTCCGTAAAGCCTAACATATAATGCGTTTTCGTGGTATTAAGAGCCAGTAAATACAAGCGTAAATAATGCTGATACCGTGAATCCCCATGAAAGTTAAGATTCGCTTCCGGGTGTACTTTGCAATTCAATTCTATCGCGCGGCCCTTAATCTTGAATTCTGTTATTTCCTGTGTTCCCCATAACCGGCAGATTGTCGGACGTACAGGATAAATCAGGCACTTATTATCAAGAGCGAGAGCCGAGCAATATCCGTCAATTCCCTTTTCTGGAAGTGTCTGTTTATTGCCCCTCAAATATTCCTGTATCGTGATGTATTCAGACTTAATGAACGGCGCAATTTTACAGCAATTCCCGCAGCCTTTACAACCCGGCGTATTCGGTATTAGTGACCAGAAGTATTTTAGTTGTTGGAGGTTCATTGTTCACCCATTTTTTCAGCCTGATCTACAAGCGATTGTCTAAATATTTCTTCTGCTATATCGTCAGCCGTTGAAGCCCTTTGTTGATGAAAGTCCAGAGCGCCCACAAACTTTGATTCAAAGCCCTTGCGCGTTACCTTTTGAATTAACAATGCGAACATCCAGATTACCGTTAATACTATCCCGGCCAGTATCACATACAGCAATTTCCCGATCCCTTGAGCGCCCGATTTTATGAAGTCGGCCAAGACACCCAACCCGGCAATTAAACAGGCGAAAAAGAATAGCGCTTCAAGCAGGTTTAGTTTCCCGATGCTGTTAATCAATTCGCTTACTGTTACGTTCATGGTATGTCTCCTTTTTATCGCTTGTATGATCGTCATAAAACTTTTCCATTTCGTCCAGCGCTTCCATGAATTTAAGGCAATCTGTGCCGGCGCCTTTGAGATATTGTAAAGATGATTTTCCCTTGATTGCTTTCCTCAATACCATTAATTTTTTAATCATTCCCACCAACTGTAAATCGACTTCGCGCATAGCTACATATTTCGCAAGTAATTTATCGTAAGCGGTTTGGTCCGACATTATAATTTACGTCTCCATTTATCTTTATGCTCAATCACAACCGTTTCACATGTGGAAAGCGCCATAGTCAGATCAGCCGGGAATACGACACGATTATCCTTTGCCCATTTCTCGAGCTTCTTGGCCTTTATGAATACGTCAAACAGCGCATTGTAATGCTCGTTGGCTATTATTACTTGTGAATCCTCATACGGCCCGAGTCCGGGATGATTCGTTTTTTCGCCTATCCCTTTTTCGGAAAGAGGGTCCGTTTGTTTGTCGCATTCCGGTTCCATGTTATTTGCCTCTTTTTTTAGGTTTATCGATCAGCTTCATTACCTTTTCACGTAATAACTGTAAGTCCTCATTATCGACTTCATTTTTTCGGCATTCTGATTCATATAAATCCATGTCAATATTATTTTCAATCGCTATTTCAACTTCTCTTTCGAGAACATCAGGCGCCAAAGCATCTAACTCAACGGCCATCCGGCCGTATTCTTCTTTGAATTTCTTTGACCTTGAATCAGTATCTTTCATTGCATCGGGATTATATGGTAAATTGTGTTCATCTATTAAATCAACTGTCAATGCGCATTGTTGCGAATCGACACAATAACAACAATCCATTTCCTCAAATGTATTCATCATGGCCGGCAGCATTTCGAGGCCGGACGGATCGAAGTCTCCGAAGTATAAAATGAGAGCATCTTTTCCCATTGCATTTACGCGGTTTATAAAATCGTTTTTGAAGCTCATGGATGCGAAGCCCCGAGCGACAACAACGGGTACGCAGTATCGACTTGCGACACGATCCACTATTCCACTTAATGCGTCCTTTTCTATCCATATTTCGATGTACTTTTCCTGTGAATTCATTAAATCGCGCTGATAACCAGTCAGGAAATGGCGATAAGATGCTCTTATAAATGCCGCCTTGTCTGACCATCCGGCATTTTCTATGTATGTCCGGGAGCGATCTTCCATGCATGACCAACTGATTATGCCGTTCATTCGTGCGGCGGAAAGTAAGCCGCTTAATTTTTGATATTCTCGACCGTTATTGTCAATTATATGTGTCGACACAAGTTGATAATATATTTGTCGTAATGTCAGCGGCCAGTAACCTTTAAGATTATTAATAATGCCACTTATTTTGTATATTTGTGCCCTTGATTTATCCGATATGTTTTTCATATTCACTCTTTTCAAAAGTCGGGACCGGCCATGATTGCACCGGCCCCGCTTATTCGTTACCATCCCTCTGCTGTTGGCGCATCGACAATATGAATTGCCCCACACTTCACGCAGATATTATCCTGAATCTCACCCCCGCAAACTTTACATACGGGAGTTAATTTCACTTCGCCGTCCGGTACTACTGTATGGTCAGCCGGATCGTTGATTCTTAAATCCGGTTCGCCCTGCACCGTTATTTTGACGTTAGCGCCTTCATCGTTTAAATGTTGGCCCAATGCGTCAAATTGCGATTGATCCTCTACATCCCCGTCCAGTTCCCTATCGATGTCCTTATCCTGTTGCTCTTTTTCTTCATCGAAATTGTCATAGTAATCGACAAGCGTAATCACGACACGGACATCCTTACCGACATACTGATCGAACTTCTCCAAATTCTCGAAATTCGTTGTGTGAAACTTCAATTCCTTTATGCCGCGCTCTTTCACTACTTTTGCGGCACAGGTAATCAGTTCACCGTAGAAATTGAAAACTTTAGGCGTCCGTTTCTGGACCCTATCGTCACGGTTCGGCTTCACATCCTTGACTTGTTCAGCAGGCGGCGGCTCGATTCCCGGCAATGATGCTTGCTCTACCGCTTTAGGTTCTTTCGGTTCAGCCGGCGCCGGAGCTTCTTTATCTTTATGCCCACGCTTTTTAGGCGCATCGTCCTCAATAATCAGGATAACATCGGCCATGTCCGGGACTTTACCGTTTTCCTCAAACCACTTGCGGATTTTTTCGAGCTTTGACCTGTTGTATCCGCCGATAAGCCAATCCTTTGTAGCGTCTGTAGGCTTGCGTACACGATCCGCAAATTCCCAATCTTTCGGAAGTAATTGCTCATCGAAGCCGCCTACTTTTGTGATCGTTGCATACTTTCCCAATTTGTCACCCCCTCTCGTTTATGATTTATTTTCTTAAAGTCTGTCTTACTCGCAAAGCATTCTCGCCCTTTTCCGTCAGTATTCTCGAAACAACCATTTCCCCGGCAGCTATCCGCTTCTCATCCTCTCGCCATCTAAGATAGTTAAGCGCGAAGTCAGCCACATCCCCCGTTGTCGGTTCTTTGTCATTCCCCAATTCTATTTTCAGCCGGATAACGAATGCCTGAATCTCGACAATCGTAATCCCCATGTTCTTTAATTTGTCCCACTTTGCGTTTGTATCGTCAGGCATTAGCTTTGTCCTCCGCTTCATCTAATATTATTACTTCTACTCCACAAGCCGGATCAGTAGCGGGATTCGCTTGCGCAATACCTGTATAGAATTTTGCTCTGTTATCAAACTTCTTCTCGATGGGACATAATATCCTGATACATCTTTTAGGAAGCGCCATGTTATTATTGGAGAATTCGCACATGTCGAAAAAACGGTTGCCATGCAATTCATTCTTTGCCGATTTTCTATACGGGCAATTTTCAGACGTTGCTATTACTTCTACCATCCACATGTTATTTACTCTCCGCTTCTATTTTTCGAGGACAGTTTTCAATACAGCATTTTGTCCGTCCGCCGTTTGACATTGGCGCATGACTGTAAATACATATCCACCCCTTTATCGGATGCGTGATTCTTTCCGGGCAGTAAGTATTATTAACTGATATTTTCAACGGTTCGTTTGTAGGCATATTATCCCTCACAGCAAGCCGGACATTTGTGTTTCCAGACATTGCCGTCTTTATATGTTTTCCAACCGTCAGACTTCATTTCAGCCATCAATTCGCTCCATTCGTCACGGCCATAATCATAGGACTGATCGAAGCTGCAAAAGTCGCAATAAACATCATATCCGCGAAAAGAAGAAGTATTCTCTATCGTCATGCCGTAATCTCCAATCTCCGGTCTTCTGTTATCTGTATCCGACACGGTATTATCTGCGCTATGTCCTGATGCGATATAACTACAATCTGCGCAAAATACTTTGTGAGGTATTTCAGGAAGTTAAAGTAATTCTCTCTCTTAATCTCATCGAATGAGCCTGTTGTTTCATCCAAGAATAATGTTTCCATGACACCGCTGTTTTTTATACCGTTGTAGATTCCCAATGTCGCGCGCATAATCATCCGGCCTAAATCCTTTTGCCCTTTTGAGCAGCATTTAAGATCGACCTTCACCCCTTTGATAATCAGGGATAATGTGAAGTCTTCACGGATCGTCTTATTGTCCTTATTCATACGCTGCGTGTCAAACTGTAATGCCATGTCGCCGCCGGATAAGATGTCGAATAGTTCACGCGCTATGTTCAAGAATTGGCTTTGTTCGGCGTCGATAACAAGAGCCTGTATGCCTTTCAATCCGAATGCTTCTTCAAGCTGATAATATAGGGCGCCTAATTTAGTTAATGAATCTATCCGGGACTGAACTATGTCACGTTTCATTTCAGCCGTTGCAGAATCGTTCAGAGCCTTTTCCAGATTCGCTATCCGGCCAACCGTCTCATTCTTATCTTTGTTCAGCCTATCGCGTTCTATGCCGTTCCGTTGCAGGCTCATTTCATAGTCTTTTTTCACAGACTCTTTTGTTTCGAGGTTCGACAATTCCACATGCAGCCCTTTAATCTGCTCGTCAATCTCTTTTATTTCAGCCGTGATTTCAGCGACACGTTTTTTATGCTCATCCATAAGCGCCAGTTTTTCGGCAATGTTCCCGGACTCCACATCTTTAATCTGTCCGAGCAGACGGCGCTTTGAGGATTCGACTTCTTCATAACCACGCAGCTTTACTTTGAGCGCATCTATTTGCCGCTGAATTTCGTTCACCCAATAGGTAAAGACATTCTTCATTGTGTCCCGGCGAGTTACTACTTTTTCTTGTTCGGGCGCACAAGCAGCCATTTCATTTTTATATTTATCGATATTGCCCACGATAAAAACATAATCTATCTTATCAATTTCTTTTTTAGCTTGTACCGCGTCCGACACATAAGAGCAATTTTGCGCACAATCCAAGCCGCTTAATATCGATGCGGCTTTTTCTTTTCTCTTGTAATCGTCTCTCATATTTATTTGAAAGTCACGATTTTTTTCAGCCTGATACAGCCTTTTATTAATATCGTTTATTGCAAAACTGTACGCTTCCGCCAATTTCCTTTTTTGCTGCTCGACATAATTTAATTCAGCCTGTAGCGGCTCAATTTGTTTTTGAATACTATCCTTGCCGGCCAGAGCCTTATCACATTTCTCTAATTCCACTTTCCAACCGTCTATTTGTTCCATGCGGCCGCGCAAAGACTTTTCCGATCCGATTAATAATTCTCTTTCCTGTTTGTCTTTTTCGAGGTCATACTTCTTTGTTTCCAGTTTGCGGATAGCATTCTTTTTGTCGGCTATCTGATTCGAAACAGTTTGCACTTGCGCCATTTCAGATACTATCATTTCCCGCGATTCTTCAAGGTGTTTAATCAGGCCATTCAATACCGTCAAATGATCCTGATTGCCGGTTATGTCATTGCCTACCGCTTCGACATCCACAATATGAGATTCATGAACGCGAATATCCCCCTGTAGATTCTCGATCATCTTAGCCACTTTGCCGCCCCGAATGTTGAATAGTTCAGATTTAGCCTGTAAGTGTTGCAGATTCAAGAGGTTTGCGAATATCTGTTTCCGTTCACTTACCGGAGCATCGAATAAATCACCCTCTGATTCTTGCGCGCTGAATGCAGAAGCAAAGAATAATTCCCGAGTAATAATATTCTGCTGTACATAATCATCGACATTGCGTACAGCCTGTGCTTTTGGCAACCATCCATCCGGCGCCTGTTCGGGATTCACGCCTATTCCAATCCACTCATAAATAAACGCTGTCTGATCCCCGGACGCTTTCTTTTGCTCTTTGCCGGACCATGTAATCCCGTATGCGTAGTTTCGTATGATTCTATACTTTACGCCCCTTACCGTGAATATCATTTCAACGTATGCTTTGACGCCCGGTACAACTACATCGTAAATCGTTTTGGCGTCTTTTCCGCACATCCGGGACGGCCAGATATTGTAGAGCGCGCCGGTCACGCTTTCGAGAAGTGTTGACTTGCCGACTCCGTTTGGACCGCTGATAGAAATAAGGTTTTGCAAGCTGTGAAAGTGAACTTCTACCGGCTTGTAAAACGGGATGATTCCATAAACACGCAGGGTTTCAATTCTCATTTTAGCTCCATTCCGAATAACTCTTTTGCTATTTTCTTTACTTCCGATATGGCGTTATTCCATTTTCTGTTTATATTTTCCCATTCGGCGCCGTGTATATCTGCCGCTGTCTTTTCATCGAATATCTTTTCGACGTTGGGGTATCGTCTATTATTAAATTCGATCCACGAAGCCCATTTGACGGCGGCTTTTTTTGTGCGGAACTTTTTAGTAATTTCCTTAATGCCCCATTCCCCGTCATTGGCACATGCTTGCAGGCTTTCAGTTTGACAAATTGGGCGGCAGCCGTCTTCTAAATCGCATAACTCTTTACAGTTTGGCCGCATCGTTTGGGCAGTTACTTTATACATAGGTACAAGAACTTTTGTAATTGTTGGCGTGTTCAATCATTCACCGCCTAAATATTCAGGATGTTCTTTTTTAAGGAAGTCGAGAATTTCATTTGCCATCTTTTCGGAATAGGTCATAACGAGAATCATTCCCGCCGTGTTGTCTATAATTCCCCACATTCCTACTTTTGCATTCATTTGCCTAATTTCGATTTTATTCATGCCGTCACCGCCTTTACCGCTTGCTCGAAAAACTTGTCTGTTACTTCATTCGAATAGTGATTCTCATTCTCAAATTCCAAGAGCTTCTTTAACTCCGGAGACGCCTTTTCGGGATTCACTTCGGCCCACGCTTCGAATTGCTCCTTTTCCGATTGATCCGCTTTAATCGTTGAGGACCGTACCGCTATTTCATCCGTGTATTGGATGTCCAGTTCTACAGATTCGGCGCCGGCGTCCAAGTAAGGTTTCATCAGCGCTTCACGGTCTATGATGTCGTTATGTGAAAATTCAGGCCGGAGTTTAATTATTGCGCCTTTGGGAATTCCACCGTAAGCCGCCGGTAAAATATCCCCGCATTTGCCAATATCGAAAGTGTAAAATTGCCGTGGTGTACTCAATTCATGCCACACCGGTTCACGCTTATCCGCGAATATCTCCATCCATCCACACGGATTCCCCGCCTCGCTATGGTCCAGACGTTCAGGAGCGCCCACGTAGTAAATGCCGTCCATATACTGCCGCTTGTGAAAATGGCCGCCTACCGCAGTCTCATAACCACAATCATTCATTATTTCGTGCATGTCCAGAACAAAGTCTGTCCCGACAATATTTGCAGCCGTTGAACAGGGAGAAAACTTCACCAATGAGGCATGATAAATAATTAACTGGTGTCCGGCGTCCGGCGTCCGGTATAATGCTCCGTCTTCCAGAATCCCCTTTACTTGTTCATACAGGCTTACAGTTACCGCTTGTGCGTTCAATTCCCGATTCTCGACACGCGACTTGAACACCGATTTTGTGACCCACGGAACGAATGTTATTTGCCATCCCTCGACGTTCAACTGTGAGATTGTGCTATAAATATTCATTCCTATCTTTTCAAACGGCTCGACTGCTGAAAATAATCCGGCTTGGTCCATATCGTGATTGCCCGGTATTATGTCGATCGATATTCCGGCGGCTTTGGCGCGTAACAGAGCATCGGAAATGATTGTGTAGGTGTTCGGCGTGAACCATCCGAATTGATTAAACAAGTCTCCGGCTATGATTCCGCGTGTTATCTGCGCCTCGATCCAACCGTCCACTATTTCATTGAAGACGCGTTTTTGACGCTCCACGCCTTTTGAACCGCCGCGGCCGAAGTGTATATCTGCTGTTATTCCGATGGAATTATTCATGTGTCTGAATCCTTTATTTTGATGTCGATGATAAGTGACTTTTCGGAATGATGCACTATTTCCCGAATGATGAAATCCGTTATTTCCCTGATTCTTTCAGTATCGGGAGAATACGGTAATTGCTCATAATACGCTGCCAGTATTTTATTTGCCATGATTGTTCGCCGCCTTCTTTTATTTGTTTAACGTGGTCGGGATTCGGACCCGGCGTTTCCGTTCCATTATTGGAGACGGCACTCTTACCACTAAGCTACACGTTACCGGCCCTTGTTCCTAACGGTCACTTAGGCCGAACCTACAAGCCCGGTCATGGGTTTCTATCAACCTTTTGCCGCATCGATCAGCGCGGCCAAGTCACTTTCAGACGCATCGGCCAGATTCTTTATTTCGCCCGGAATCTTCAAATGCGCGCGCCTCTTATTAATTACTGCTATCGCCGTCTGTAGCGGGAATCGTCCGGCCTCGATGAGCTTTTTAACTTCAAGAAGATTTTCCGATACTGCCGTTTCTTCTGCGTAAACATCCGGCAAAGTTTCGAGAAGTCTCTTTTTCAGCGCAATCAGGTCTTTCGGCACGAATCCAGTAGATACATAGTCCGCGAAGTCCCCTTTGTGTTCCCCTGCATAAGCATTTACTTCTTCTTTTGACCGGCAATGCTCAAGCCCTATAATCAGAGCCTTTTCGATTTGAGCAGCAACCATCAGGGCGGCCTTTTGATCGAATTCCCCTGCTGCCGGCGCCGGCGCTGCATTCTCCAAGTCGGACGTTGCGGGTTTTGCCGGTGTCGTGCGTACTACCGATCCTCTACCGCCACACGATCCGCACGTTCTACCACTTGTCGCCTGTCCTGATCCGCCACACGCCACGCATGTTAATTCAGACGGTCTTTCGGGATGCGGCTGCGGTTGTGCCGGCGCTTCCTGTTTCGGAGCTTCCGGCTGCGGTTTAGGCTGTGATTTTGCCTTTTTAGGCGGTTCCGGCGCCGGTTCAGGTTGCGTTTCCTGTTGGATGTCTTCGTATTCACCTTCTTCGGTATCCGTTGCAAGCGCTTCCTCTATCGGTTCAGACGGCAGAGGCAGAGCTTTCGGCGCGGCAGCCTGTAGCGCTTTAATTTCCGTCTGTACTTCGCCGGTCAGGTATAATGTCGCCTGCCCGAGCGCCTTTTGCATTTCGCCCATTGTCGTTGCCGGTACCACATGGACACGGTAAACGTGGGTTTTCGTCTTTACCTTTGTCCATTCGCCATCCACTTTCCGGTTTATCTCTGGAGAAGCCTTTTCCTTGCGCAGTTCTAAAGACATCGGCATGAGAGAAATCCGCTGCTGATAGGACCAGTAATAGCTTTCCAGTTCCTTTACGATCCCCTTCATGGCTTTCATGCTCTTTGTCTGCAACATCCAGAGGCCGGGAAATCCGGGCGCATTCGGAATGCGGAAATACAGTTTCCCGACTTCATAGCACAGGTGTTTTTTGAAGTCAGGGCATTCCTTGTATGCGCAGACACGCGGCTTGTTGTATGAGATATGCGTAGGAGAAGATGGATATTCCGTCGCGTTTTCCCCGTCACCGAAACAGCATAGGTCATTCTGTGTCCAGTAGTACAGTCCGGCATCAGAGATAGGATATTTGCGGCATACGTCTTCCGGCTCCGTATAAGACACTATCCTTTGCGTCTCCGGATTACGCTTCTCCTGAATCTCATTGCTCATGAACATGACGTTAGGTATCTTTGTCGGTCTGTAGTCGAGTCCCAACGCCAGTTTAACTTCATCCGGCATGAGGAAGTAAGGCAGCTTTTCCGGCTTTGTCGGGAAGTCTTTTTTCGCGCATTGCTCCGTTGTCCATCTTGCAGCCGGACATACCGAATTCCTGGTTGTGTACTCAAACCGCTTCTTTTCGTTTCTGTGAGGATGCTTGAAATCCGCTTTTTGCGTGATGAATGGGCATTCTCCGTCTTTGTCGTTCACGCACTTTCGAATGTCCGGCGATTCAGCGTAAATCTCCGGCCGCAAACAGCATGTCGGCATAAGCACTCCGATTTTGATAATCCCAACTGTCGGAGACGCATTGCCTAAATTGTCGTAAAGCCCTTTAATTGCCATTCTTTTTATCTCCTTTATTCTTTATTCCTTATTCGCTTACCATCCAGAATCTACTTTAGTCTCCGCTTTCGGAGTCTTCACATGCGCCGGCGGTTCAGGGTCAGGGACATCATCATCGTCAACCGGTGCAGCGCCGGAAAGCCCCTTCTTCATTATCTTATCGGCTGTTTCCTCAATCGGCGGAATCCGGCCCATTTCATCCATAGACGGCTCCAGAATCGGCCTTGTATCATCATTCCCGCCCATTCCGAGTCTTTGAAGCACGTTCCGCCTGATATAGCGCGCCATGTTCGCCGCATCAACCGGATTTTCGTTATACACCTTCACCTTGACCGAAGTTTTGCCCGAAGCGCTTTGCTCAATTTCACAACTCGACATCGATGCCCCGAAGTCCCGCAGCCGCCGCGCAACCGCCAAGTGTACTATTTCTTCTACTTTTGCGATTGTTTCAGCATCTTTACTCATTCCCAATCACCCCCGTTTTTTTTGAGTTTTTTGTTATAAGCAATCAACTGCTCGATTGTTATTCCGAAGTAGTCTGCAACTTTTTTCATGGTCGGCACAGACGCCTTTTTGCCATGTTCATACCGGCTTATTGCACACGGCATTACACCGCAGTCATTACCCATTTGCGTCATGGTTAATCCGCGTTCAGCCCGTAATACCCGTAGCCCCTCGATGTTAAATCCTACATTAACTTTTGTTACCGTTGCTTCTTTTGTTTGGGATTCTGACATTGTGCCTCCAATTTATCGCCGTCAATGGAAATATAATAATCGTATAAAAGGAATATGTCAAGCATATAAACAAAAAATAATTTGAAACAACAAAAAAGGAGCGCCCTTTCGAGCGCCCATTAATAAGGAATAGAGAATGAAGGAGAAAAAAGTGAGTTGTTAAAAGTGAATGCCGGGTATCCTATCGGTCCCGTATCGGTAATAGTTTTTGTCCCCGTCAAACTTAATCAGGAATTCGCCGCGGTGCTTATCCGTGGGATTCGAAACGTGCAACCACAGAGGATTTTTGATGTCTCCGGCTTTGAAATAAAGGATTGCCTGTCCCACGACGATCCTCTTATGCTGCGCAAGAAACGTATAGGCTTTCCATCCGTCAGCGCCCTGTAGGTCCGCGTCGGCCGCATTCCCGTACAGGTGATCCGAGTTTTCGGCGCCCTTGACTAAACCATTGAGAATCGCATCCCGTTTGCCCGAATTGATGCTTATGGCTTTTTTTATGAAGTCCCGTAACGGCTGTAGGATGTCGGTACAAAGATGCCCTAAATTGATCTGATCTTTGTCTGTAATGACCATTTTGGCCGCTACATCCGGATGCTGTGCGGACACATAGAATTCCTTTAATTGGAAACCGCCGATACCGGGAGCGCCGGACAGCCATATTTCCTTTCGTAAATCAGGAATCGGGACCGGCTTTATTACGTCCGGAAGTTTCACCGGCGCCGGCTCTGGAATTACAGGAAAGTCCGACTTGTGGGATTCTGGAACCTTCTTTGCTTCTTTTACTTCGTCAATATCCTTTTTCACTTGATTTATCCCCCTTACAGCTTTTTAATGCGTTTTTTTAGCCATTTGCTGATTTTATAACTCTTTTTTGCAATGAAGCCGGACGGATCGACGCTTACATTCCCGTCAGGATTGACCGTTACGAGTACGCCTTTTGTCGGCGCTACTGTAGCCGCCTCTTTATTCACCAGAGCAGTTACAATCGTGGTTGCTTTCGATTCGGGAACTTTGCCGGTTGCCAGAATTGTATTAATCGCGCCCTGTGTGTCGAATTTACCGGTTGTCAGCCCTTTGACCACATAATTGACGGCGTGGCCGACTTCGCTTTGCCTGTTCGCATTCAGATGGAGTTTAATAGCGATCCATCCGACAATTACCGGCGCTGCCGTTGTAAGCAGGCTTGACCCTACCGGCGTCTGACAGAAATGATACAACCCCCTCAAAATCTGCATAATCACATCTAAAATCTGCTGTAACATAATTCCTCCTTTGAATTAAAGTTTTGAAAGTCCGATCCACACTATTTTAACGACTGCCGTTACCAACCCGGCGCCGATAGAAGCCGCTGCCGTGAGTCCCGCAAACCATCCTTTCCAATTCGATAATTGTTTTTCTATCGCGTTAAGGCGCTTTGCGTGGTCAGCAAATAATGTTGTGCCGGCGCCAAGTTCTCCGTATGCCTGCACCTGTCTTTCCTCAATTCGGGCAAGTGTTACTTGAATGTTCTTAATGTCCAAGGAAATTGCATTGTGCTTGTCGAGACATGCCGTCCTTATCCCCTGAATATCGTGATTGAATTCAGAGCGTTCCTGATCGATTCTGTGATCCAAGCGGTGAATATCGTCTTGTGTTGCCATGCCCGTATCCTTTCGACATTATGTAATTGTTTGGGTATCCCCGATTGCTACCCAATAGAACCAACCATATTGTATTCCTACTTCACCGTCCGTATAACAGTAACCTTGAAATGACAGCGCCGATAATGTTGCCGGAATTGCGTATGAAGCCACACCCGTT